TCACTCCCCTCGCACCCGCCGGGTCAAGTAGTCCCTCTTCTGGCCGGCGTCCAGATCGTACGCGGTCACAACCCGGATCTGCTCGCCGCGCTCGACCACGATAGCGGCCAGCAGTCGCCCGGAATCCGTTTCGCAGTAGTATATGTAGCGCAGTTCTCCCTGCACATCTTGCTCATAGACCAAAATCGGGCTGTTCGAGAGACCCTGTTCTACTTCGTCGGACTTGATCCGATGCGCCCGGAGCTTGCGCAAATTGCTCTCGTCCCAGTCGAACACCGCACTTCTATTGTATATGCAAAGCATGACAAACGGACGATTGTGGCAAAAAAACGGGAATTCTGGAAACTTCGGCGATGCGGACCCCGAGCCTCATTATCAGGGCGGATTGTCGTCGTCAGCCTTGATCGGGAACGCCTCGGCGCGCGAGTCCGTTCGTTCCGCTTTCTACGTCACCTCCACCAGTTCCAGCCCCTGCACGTTCGTCCGCGCGATATCCGACGCCTGCGCCCAGTTGCCACGGAACACCACTGTCACGCGCCCCTGCGTTTCGTTGCCGGTCGGATCGTAGTTGCTGCCGATCTGCTGGCCTGACGCTACGTCGAACGGGTTGTAGAAGGCGAAAGGGGTCAAGCCGGCGGTCTGCGATACCCAGAAGCTGTACAGCGCCGAGAGCACCGATGCGCTCAGACGTTTGCTGATCCGGAACGTCCGCCGCGACGTCTGCGCAAGCTGCGACCGGTGGATCGTCCCATCGTGATATTGATTCTGGAGTTGCGCGGACTCCCGCAGCTCCGTGAACGCGGTGCAGAGCGACGCCGGCATCACCCCGTTGGGGGCGGATTGAATGAGATTGCCTGGCACTTTGGATCACGCCACCGTCAGTCCGGGCAACTGCATGTTGGCCGACTGCTGCGTGCGGCCGTAGCTCGAATACTGCGCCGCCATCGCCTGGTCGGTTACGAACTGCGGCGTCACATACTGGCCGGTCATGAAGTTCGCGGCGTCGTTGCCGCTGATATTCAGCGAGAGGTAGGTCGCGCCGGTGCCGCCAGCCGTGTTCGGGCCACCCGGAGTGGGATAGGTTCCGGTCGCGATTCCGCCGAGCGTCGGAATGTTCGAGGCGTATGCGTGAGCCTGGCCATCCTGGTAGCTGGCCTGTTGATAGAGCTTGCCGCCCTGCTCCACCAAGCTCCCCGCGTATGGCGTTGTGGCCGACATCGGCATCTTCTGGCCGGTCGCCTCCGAATACAGCATCACGAGTTGACGGACGCTCGGGGATCGCACCGCCACCGCGATCTGGCCGCCGAACTGCGACTGGGCGATCTGGACCACCTGCTTGATCGTGCCGCTGTTCTGGGGAATATCGACACCGTAGATGCTCTTGATGTCGTCGTGCGCCTCCCTCTGCGGAGACTTGACGCCGGCTATCATCTCTCCGATACCAATGCCGAAACCGGCAGCGCCGCCTATCAGCGCACCCAATGGGCCTCCCATCTGGAACCCGATGGCCGCCCCGCCAGCCGTCCCTTCCGCTGTGCCGGTCCACGTGCCACGGCTGCTCCCGAGCAGACCTTGTTGCGCAAGCATGGTGCCGCCCGCCAGCATCGCGGCCCCGGCCACGCCGCCTACACCCGTGATCTTGCCACCGGAGTCTCCTGTCTGGACGTCGTTGCCGTTTTCATCCGTGCCGTAGGTCGGATTAGACGGGCTCCGCTTGAAGCTCCCCCAGTTCGTGCTCTTGAAGTTACTGACGATTCCCGCCAGACCGTTCGGCCCGCTCCCACCAGACGCGCCGCCTCGCGCACCGCCGAACAACATCGCCAGCGGATTGAATCCGCCCGTCCCGCCCGGCACCCGATTCAACGTCGGCGTCCCCGCCGATGCGCCGGACCAATCTCCGCCGCCAGCAGCCCAAGGAGCGGGAGTGTAGCCACCGGTGGCCGCGCCCGACGAAGGGTGCTCCGTCCCCAGGGCACCCGCTCCACCGCCAGCTGCTCCGGTGCCGCTACGCGTGCCGCCGCCGAAAAGCATTGCAATTGGGTCGATCCCGATACCACCGGAACTCCACGTGGCCGGGGAGTAACCGCCCGCCCCCGTAGGCGCGCTCATCTTGGCCGGCGCTGAGATCGATGGAATGGAGATTCCCAAAACGCCCGCAGCGCCGGCGGCACCACTCTGCAAGGATGGAGCCGCCACTCCCATGCCTGCGGCCAGGATAGCCGTCAATGCCGCCATCACCGCGCTGTTCTGCATGGTCGCGGCGGTGTTCTGATCGGTGGACAAGCGCACGGGGTCCTGCTTGCCGCCCTTGAACACGCCGGCGAGCCCGCCCTGCCCATCCGCACCATAGATGATCGGATGGAGGACGTTCGCCGCCATGCCGCCCAGCGCTTCGGTCACCGGCTTGAGCACTGCGGCGTGGACCGTACTCAGCAGATCCTTGCCGAAGTTCTTGGGCTTGGTGAACAGAACGTCGATCAGCTTTTCTGCCTGCTTCTGGAGGCTGTCGAACTGCGACTGGATCTCCTGCTGGCGTTTCTGTTGGAGCTGCGCCTGCTTTTCCTCGAGCTGGTCCTGCGCCTGGGCGATTTCCGTAAACAAATCTTTCTGCGCTTGCGCCGCCAGCACGGAGCGCTTCGCCGCGTTCTCTTCTTTCGATATCCGCTCCGCTTCGATCCCCGCCAACTGGACGGCCAGATCGAGCCGGATCTGGTAGGCTTGCTGCGCCGCTGACTCTTCCTTTCGAGCCGACAACTCCCGCTTTTCGGCCTCAGACATGGCCATAGGCGTTTCCTGGCCGGCAGTCAGATCCGCGATGCGCGCGGACCGCGCGGCGCGCCGCCGCAATTCATCGCGCTGCGCCTGGACCCCGATGTCCTCGATCCGTTCCTGCGCGGCGAAGCCTTCCTCCCACTCCTTCATTTGTTCTTTGCTCGGCATCATGAGCGCGAGCATCTTCTTTCGCCGCTCGGCCGCTTCCTTCTCGGCGTACTTCTCGAACTCCTCCCACGCCTTCTTCGAGAGCACGGCTGCCTGCTCGTCCGCCGACTTGCGGATTGCCGCAATCTCCGATTCCGACGCCTTCACCTGCGCGGCCTGCTTCAGAAGCTTGTCCCGCTGATAGTAGATTTTGCCGATCGCGTCAAGCTCGGCTTCATCGCCCTTCTTCTCGAACTCGGCCGCCTGGCGGCGGAAATCCCTGAGCTGCTCTGCGCCCTTCGCAACCGCATCCAGTGCGGCTTTGCGGCGCGCCTCGGTAGCTTCAGCGGTGTGGAGTTGTTGGCCCAGATCCTGCGCCTGAGCCTTCGTCAACGGCTTGTCAGGTTCGAGCAGTTGTTTCTGGAGCCGCTCGACATCCTTCTTGGCGTCGGCGTAAGCCTTCTCCATGCCGTCATGCGTGCCGAAGAACCGCGCGCGAATCCGATCCGTCTCTTCCTTGCCTGCCCGCAGGTCTGTCCGCTTGGTGGCTGCCTCGGCATCGTTCAGCATCTTCTGCAACTGCTGAATCTGGTTCTGAATGTCGTCCGCACGCTTCGCTCGGGCCTCCTCGTCGCGCGTGGGAGCGATGGCTTGCAGGATGCCGAAATCGCCGACCAACCCTTGCTGTTGCGCCCGCAAATCCTCGATGCGCTTCAAGGTGGCATCGCGGTTCTTCATGATCTCGGGCGCCTGTCGCTCCATGTCAGCCACCTGTTGACGATGGCCGGAGATCGACATCTTCGCCCCAATGCCGCCCGCCGCCCGAATGTCGGCGGCGTCCTGCATCGCCTGTTCCTCTTCGCGGCGCTGCCGTTCATCGTCTCCGGCGGTGCTGATGTTATTTAGGAACCAATCGACGCCCTTGCCGACCCATGTCACGGTGACGACCAGCCCCTCTTTGAACTTGCGGACCAGCGCGTCCCACTTGGTTTCGAGCACCGTCACTTCACGTTGGTACTCGGCAAAGCGGCGAATGTCTTCCTCGGTCGGCCCGAAGCCCTGCTCGTGGGCGACGCGCAGGTTCTCGTTGAGTTCCGTCATAAACGGAATCGCCTCTACGCCCACCTTCTTGAACAGGTCCATGGCGGCGGCGTCCCGCTGAAGCCCTTCCGGAAGCTTGTTCAGGCCCTCGGAGATCTCCGTCAGGATCTCAGACGTGGGTTTCATCTCTCCGGTGGCGGTGTGGAAATCGATGCCCATTCCGCGCAAGGTAGCCCGCGCCTTTTCGCCTTCCCTGGAATTGTCGTCGGCTGCCTGGGACAAACCGCGCATCAGGCGCTCGACAATCGAAATGTCCTGCCCGACCGCGCGCGCCGCGAAGCCGAACTGCCCGACTTCCTTCGCGGTCAAACCGGTGCGCAGCTCCGCGTCCTTCACGCGGGTGCCGTATTCGCCGAGACTCTTCGCCGCCTCGAATGCGGACGCCGCAATCGTGCCAAGTACCGCAGCGCCGGCAGTGACAGCGATGCCAAAGGGACCAAGGGCGGAAAGCACGGAGGAGAGGGCGCCCTTCGCCCCCTGGAGAGGATTCTCCATGAACTGGCTGACGCGGTCGCCGAACGAGGTGATGGCTTCGGACTGCTTCCGCAACGCTTCTTCGGCTTCCTTCGCCGCCTTAACCGCGAGAGCTTCGCGCGCGGCCTTTTCCTCCATGGCGATCATCTTTTCGTAAGATCTGGTGATCGCGTCAATGGCTTGCGGCTCGCGGTTATATCGCTGGAGAAGCTGGTCCCGCTGAGTGATCAGCCGGTCCACGCCGCTCTTGCCATAGGTTTCAGCCTGCTTTTCGAGGGAGGCGATGAGCCGCTGGACGCTGGACCGGGTCTGATCCGAAATTCGGATGACCTTGCCGTGCGACGATTCCGCTTTCTTCTCGAAGCCGTCGAGGGCGGCGTTGGCCTTGTCCGTTATCGGGGTGACCTGGTCCTCGGCTTCGAGGATTACGCGTTCCGCTTGGTCGGCCATTTACGCTGCCTTGAGCATCACGAAGGGGCGAGCCTGAAATGCGGCGAGCACAGCCTGGCGGTCGCGCGGCGATACACCCCACTGCGCCTCGCGCCGGTTGTTGAAGGCGGCGATCTGAGGAGCTGTCAGCCGCCGGCCAGGAAGGGCTTCGTCGAGAAACCCAATCGCCGCGCGGTTCTCATTCGCGGTGAGAACCTTCAGGCACCGCAGGGTATGCCCGCTCCAGTTCCAATCGCGGATGGGCTGGAGACCGCGAGCCGCCTTGTAATCTGGGTAGCCGCGCCGGCCCGGCATGGCGGGCTTCAGGGGCGCTGCCGCTTGGTCGTAAATGTTCTGTCCCTTCTGGATGCGCGCCCGGATCGAATCCGCCAGCACCTGCGCGAAGCCCTGCATCTCGGTTGCGGTGTAGGGGGAATAGACGAAGCGGGCGTGCTTGACGACGGTTTGGAATCTGGGCATGGCTAGCCGCACCCTGCCGAACGGCTTCGTGCGTTTGTTCCCATCTCGGGATGTATAATGGCTTCAATACTCAGGCTGAAGGGCCTTGCGCATGGCAATGGAGTCGCTAGTCCGGCGGGCTGATGAAACAGTACGCAATCACCTGAAGGCCATGAGGCTACAGGACAAGCATGTAAGTGGGGCGCTACACGAGAGAATACAGGGTCTGTGGGCGCGGCACGGGCGATATGCCTGCGAAATTGTGAACGACTGCATTGCGAGCGGGTCTGCCAGGGGGAGTGGCTTCCGCTTTGATGAGCCGACCGGCGCCGCATTGTTAGTGACCGCGACCAGTTTGCCCTTTCCAGAATTCACCCAATGGATGGCTGCAGAGTCGTCATCGGGATTACGCGATGGGTTCGGATACTTCGCATCGCTCGAAGATTTATTACGGGTTCCCGAGGTTCTCGGCTCGCCCTTCGAGGAATTTCATCACTGGGTTTTCAGCGGTGGTAAGCACGGCCTCTGGACGGTTTGTGCGGTCGGTGCCAGAGCCGCCGGACGAACCGAATTTGACTTGGGATGCCCACCAGCCCCGATTTTGAATAATCACGAAAAGACGTTGTGTATTTGGCTCGGCCCCGCTCCTCAAGATGGCAAGCACAATATTCTCAAATGTAGGTTTTCCGATGTGACGTTGGCACCCGATTGGGCGTGCAGAAGCTGCCAGGCAATCAATCGGAAGGAGCGCGGCATTGGCGCACCGAACTGCCAGAAATGCGGATGGGACCCACCCGCCTGGGAGCTAAATGCCGGATTTCATGACGCCTACACACTTCTTGTTGAGAAGCATCGACGGTCACACTTGCTTTACCGGCATTTGCATCCTCCTGCGTGGCATTATGTCCGCATGATCACCAAACGGGATTGCGACGGTTTGCACGGCAAATGGTTCCGACGCAGCGCCACCAAGAATCGGAGGCTTCTTGAAACGTTCTCTGAAGATGAAGGCAGAATCAACGCGCTAGCGACCTACAATATGGGGGGCTGCGGACCCGTCGGTCCGGATAACACGGTGATATACCTAGCGGCATTCTTGCGACTGGCGCAAACTTACGCCATTCTAAATTCAATCTCCTTGGACGAAGCACAGAGCGCGGTTTTCCCAGCAATCGGCGGGATGGCTGGTCAAGTGGAACGGATGGTCGACAGGTACATGGAACACAACCGGGAGTAGCGTACATTATGGGGAAGTAGGAAGGCTGGTTGTCAGCATGCGTGACATTGGCATAATGAGTTGCTACGCCGCGTGGGCAGCGTCGCCACGCCAAACGAAGATGGACCAAGGAGACCAAGATGGCATTTTGGACGAGGTTGCTCGGTAAACCGAAGCGACGCCTGGAACCTGGTTTAAATGAATCCTCCAAACGGTCTCCCGCCGAGCAGGAGCGATACGAGTTTCTCCTTTCCAATGGAATAACGCAGAATAATGGATTCGGGTATAAGGTCGCAGCCAACGGTTATATCCTGGGACTGTGGACAGCCGAAAACCCTAATAAGCTTCCGGACAAGACGTCGGCCGTTACGCAATTGGTTGACTCCATTGAACGCTATTATTCAGCGGACTTCGCAAAGGCACTTACTGCGATTAGGAAGTGCCTGTCAGCAGGCTGGTGGAGCGCGCACGGTTGCAGCGAAAGCATTGGCGGCGGCTGTCTGATCGCGTTTCCATGTATAGCTTGTGATAAAGATCCTATGATGCCTAGATTGTGGAGGATGAAGGGCATCAACTACACGGGCAGAGTGTTCATACTGAAGCCGCATAAATGAGTTCTGAATGGAAATCCCGGTTCATATGCCCTCGTTTGACTGATCACGCCGTACATGGCTGTGCCTTCAATCGCCAGCGGTAGCGTTGGTCTTTGAGTCTTTCCCTAGCGACCTTGAGCGCCGCCGCTCCCATTCTTGATCTGCTCCTGGCGCTCGGCTTCGATCAGTTCCAGCACCCGGAACTCCTCTTCGGTGATATCCGCCAGCGTGATCGTCAACCCGATGTTCTTCGCGTTCAGAATGCGGAAACAGCGTCGAACGAGACCGCCGTTCGGCGTATCCATCGCCTCTTCGAGCAAATTCTTCGGACAGCCGGGGCCATGGCTGACGTCGATGGTCTTCCAATCCGCGCCGCAGGCGGGGCAGCCCTCCAATTCGGTCTGCGCAGAGTAGCCGCATCCCCGGCAGCGGAAGACGCGATCCGGGCATTCCTCGTCAGGCCCACACAGCCCGCCCTGGTGCAGCACCGACCGGATTAGGAATCGAACGCCCGGCTCCTCCGGCCAGTCGCCGGGCGCGGCTATTCCGGGTCTTCGTCGGCCTCGATAGCGAGTTGCGCAATGACCTCGGATACCGCAGCCGACTTGTGAACGATGGGCACGGTGCCGGCGTATCCTTCGTGCGAGATGTGCAGCTTGTCGTAGAGCGCGCCGCTCGGCTCCAGGAACGCCCGCGTCTCAACCGACCTCCGCGCGGCCACGACGCTGGTCGAGGCCCGCTCGTGGTCCTGCATCTCCTTGGCGGTCGGCATCCGCAGCACATGAACCACGCGCGCGCCGGGGACTTTCATCTCGATCCGGTAGTTGATGCCTTCGCGCTCCACGTTGGCCACGGCGCACCGCTCAATGCGGCCGATCACCATGCCGGCTTCGGCGTCGTCGAACTCGGGACCGTCCTTGTCTGTGCGGATCTTGGCGAACAGCTCCGCGTTGATCTTCGGCAGGTCCACGTCCTCGCTCTGCGACTTCCCGCGCCCCAGGAAATGGCGCACGGTGCGCTGCGCACGAGCCCAGGCGCACCACTCCTCGTCCGAAGGGAACCGCACCTCGCAGCTCTTCTCGCCGCCCGACAGGATCGGCACCACAAACGGCTTCGACGCATCGAAGCCCGCTTTCTTCTCGATTTCCATGTGAATCTCCTACTGGCAGATGCCCTGTAGCGGAGTGGTGATTGTCATCGTCACCATCCCGTTGGTGGGGTCGTAGAGTTGAACGCCGGTGATCTGGAGCGTCACGATGCTGTCTGTGTTTCCGAGTTCGGCGACGTTGAAGCCCATCTTCTGGATGAGCATCGTGAACGAGTTGTTGGCGTCGCGGGTCATGGTGAACGTGGCAGTCCCGGTGGTCAGGTTGATCAAGTTCGCGTACTCGGTCGATCCCGCCTGCACGCGCACAACAAACTGCACCGCGAAGGCGCGGTCACCCCACTCAAAGCGCCCCTGAATCTGATAGCCATCCTGCGCTCCCGAGCCGGGGAAGAAGCCGGGCCGGAAGTTGTTTTCCCAGGACGCCTCCATCGACACGAACTGCTTCGCGCTGCCGCCAGTAAGGTAGTTGATGCCGTTGAACGTCAGAGTGCTGATCATGCCGGCATTGAATTCATGCGGCGTGGAGATGGCCGGCAGCGTGATGCCACTGGGCGAAGTGTACTGCCCGGTGGTGACGCACTCCACCGAGCACATCGCACTGGCGCGGCCAGGCGAGTTCTTGATCGAGAGCTTCCAGCCTTTGACCGCGCAGCCCACCAGCATTTCGTCCAACACCGCGGAACCGCCGGGCCGGATCTGCTGCACGAACGAGAAGTAGGGCAACTCCAGGCCGGTCGGGTTCGTCGCCCCCAACGCCGGAACGATGGTGTAAACGTACGGACCGCTACCGCTCACGACAACGTTGCCCATGGAGAAGGACAGCGCCCACGCGAGGAACTCCGACGAGGCGTACTTCGAGAGCTCGTAGGCCGGCATGTTGTAATGCGACTTGAAGAGCTGCGTCGGGAACTCGTGGCCCTTACCGATTTCCGCCCGGTCGTCTTCGTTTACGGGAACCTGAGGTGGACCCCATCGTTTGGACAAAATTTTGCCTGTCCTTAGATGGTGAAGCGGGCTAACCAAGAGGCGGCCCGAAGGCCGCCATCCATTCCGGGCTTGAATCGGCGCTCGGGTCGCATCCCTGCGTTGCCCTGTCCTCCTATCAAGCCTCTCCATTATACGGCTGCTTCTCAAATCTGAAAAGCCAAGAATATCCATTCTGGAAAAAAACAGCGCTAAATCCCGGGGGGTTTGGGGGGCAGCGCCCCCCATCATGGCAATGCCCTCTTCCTTATGGGCCGGCGCGGGAACAACTCTGCCGGCGGGCGATAGCCGAGCGCCTGGTGCGGGCGCTGATGATTGTAGAAGTGGAAGTAGCGATCCAGCGCCGGGAACAGATCCGCGCCACTGGCGAAGTCGCCAGGGTAGATGAGTTCGTACTTCAGGCTGCGCCACAGACGCTCGATGAAAACGTTGTCCAGGGCACGGCCGCGTCCATCCATGCTGATGGATATGCCGCGCTTCTTCAGCGGCGCCAGAAAATCGGCCGAGGTGAACTGCGACCCCTGATCCGAATTCCAGATTTCGGGTTGACCGAAACGGAACGCAGCCCCGAGCGCAGCCAGACAGAAGCCGGTCTCCATCGTATTGGAGAGTTCCCAACTGAGCACGAAGCGGCTGAACCAATCCATGATGGCAACCAGGTAGAGGAAGCCGCCACGCATCGGAATGTAAGTAATATCGGTACTCCAGACCTGGTTGGGCCGTTCGATCGAGACGCCGCGCAGCAGGTACGGGTAGATCTCGTGGCCCGGCGCCGGGCGGCTCAAGTTCGGTTTGGGGTAGAGGGCTTCGATGCCGGCGATGCGCATCAGCCGCTGGATGCGTTTGCGGTTGACCTCCAGCGTGATGGCCATGCGCCGGCTGCCGAAGAACGGGCATTCCAGGTACAGTTCGTCCAACCGCCGGAGCAGCCGCAGGTTCTCGGCGCTCTCCTGACGCGGCTGGTAGTAGTAGCTGGAGCGCGCCAGACCGAGCAGTTCGCACTGCTGTTGGACGCTCAGGCGCGGATGTTGCGGATTGATCCATAGGCGGCGATCTTCAATCGCTAAGGCCAGTTCCTTTTTTTTAAAAAGTCCAGCTCCACCTTCATTTGGCCGATCTGCTTGTAGAGATCGTCCTTTTCGGCGTCGGCCTGCTGGCGCATCTGCTCGCGGCCGTTGCCGAAGACGTCGGGCAAACCGGCCAACGCCTGTTTCTTCCAGCCTCCGACCTGGGTCGGGTGGACGCCGAACATCTGTGCGATCTGGGCGGTTGTTCTGTGCCCCTTGATGGCCTCGACGGCGACCCTGGCCTTCAGGCTCGGCGGGTGACTCTTACGCGTTCGTGGCATCGACTCTCCTTCATTTTCAATGCCGCCCACCATCTAAGAAAAGGCCATTTTTGTGTCCAAGTTTTGGGGTCCATTACAACCTTCGCCCACGGTTTGGTATTGAGATTCGTGTGACGCCAGATGGTGGCTACCAGATTCGCCGTTCCGATGGCAGTCTGTTTGCCGAATCCCCAACCGTTCAGCAATTCACTGATGTTCGCCATGCTACTTTTCCTCCTCAGCCACAACTACCGGCTTCTGCGCCGCCGCTGGCGCGGGAACCTGATGCCATCCGCTGCTCATCAAAGGTGAAAGTGCTTCCGCGGTCGCCTCGACTTCCTTCACTTCGCCATCCGGCGATCTCATAAAAACCGTTTCCATGTTGTCCTCATTCCCCGCCGGGATTGCCTTGCTCCATGAGCGTTGCTTGCACCTCGAAGTAATCGAGGGTCGCCCCGTCCGCGCTCACCACAACCGTGTTTCGCTGCGCGGAGGGCAGATCCATGTCCATCGGGTAGCAGTCGGGATCGATCTGGAAATGCAGAAGCGACGCCCAAGATGGAGCACCCGTTGGTATTGCGCTCACCAGCAGCCAGAACAGATCGGCATACGTCGCGGTGGAATTCTGTTCCGGCGCCCGCAAGTAGATCGAGAAGCGATGCGCGAAGTGCAGTGATCCGCCAGTGAGACGCCGCGGCGTGGTGCCATTCCAGGCAACCAGAATCGAGCCGGGCGGCATCTGTAGGATGGCCAGTCGAAGATTGTTGTCGGTAGCCAGCCCTTCCATGAATGCGCGGATGTTGTCGCCGCCGCCGCCCAGCGCATCGACCAAGTCCGGGCAGGACTGGAGCGCAGTCACCCACTCGCCAAGTATTGTTTTCGGATTGATCACGGAACCGTCAACTCGCGCGCTGCAGCAGTGCCAGGTTGAGCATGCCGTAAGCATCCGGCTGCCGCACCGTCGTCACCACGTACTGCGCACCCCACGCGGTCACCCAATCGCCCTTTGCCGGCGGGTTTGCAAAGTTGGACGGATTGACAGAGATCTCTTCGAAGTTCGCCATCGCGCCGGACTCCTCGCGCACGCGCAGATGGCGCACCGCCGTCACCGTGAACGCGCTTCCCTGCGCTGCGCCCGCCTGCACCGGTTGGTACACAACCGGCTCGCCGAACGTCTGCGAAATGACGCCGTCCACGAACGCTTCAATGTTGGGCCAGTTCGGCATTTCACGTCCAGTAGGCGACGATCAGTCCTTCGCCCGCGTTGTTGGCATCGACGTAGTAATCGGATGGCAACAGCAGGTGGCGCGCGTCTTCCGCCCAGATCTCGTAAGCATCCGCGACGCCGCCGCCAGCGCCAGTGGGCCAGAACTCTTTGACCACGCCCGCGCCGTTCGCCTTGTTCATGCCGGAGACGCCGAGGAACACGCGGCCCGTATCGCCGATGGCCGCCGCGAAGCGCATCCGTTCGACACGCAGGTTCGTGTCAGCGCTAACCGGAACTGGCGTGCCGGGCGTCGGGACGGAGATTTTGCCGAACGATTTTGCTTTCATCGGAATCAGAGCCAAGCCAGGATCTTGTATTTCGCGCTGGTGGTTACGGTTACCTTCACGTTGGTGGCGTCGTGCGTACCCTCGGTCACCGTGAAGACGTTGGCACTCCCGCTGTTGTCGGCGCAGGAGACCAGCACGCCCGCAGGCACCACCCCCAACCCGTGCGCGATGCTCTGCTGCGCGCCATTGCCGGTTTGCACTGCCGACAAGAACTGCTTCTGCTTCGATGGGTAGCTGCCCTTGAAGTTTGGCTGCGGGCCCGCGCTCTGAAACTCCGGAGCGTTAATGGGCGTTTTTTCCACTTTGATTGCCATGCCTCTTCTCCTTTCCGGGTTTAGCCGGTTCTTGTTTGGGAAGCTTGGAGAACGCCCGCTCCGCTTCTGCCTGCGTCCCGATCCGGCGTTGTTCGTAAAGCTGCCGCGCGCGCGTCAACTGGACCTTGTTTGTGGCATCGGGAGCGGGATACTCATCGCCGATGTCTGACGGCGTAAAGCCCTGCAACGGCCGCAGGACGTACAGCGGCGGAACCAGGCTCCTGGTCAGCCGCGCCCACGATTCACGACGAAGCATCATGGCTACACCGCCGAGATCACGTTGTTGAAGTAGAACCCGAGATCCGCAGAGACCAGGCGCATATCGAACGCCGAGTCGATCTCCACGCGATCCGAAGCCAGGTGCTCCATGCGGAAAGTCTTGATGCGGACGCCGGCGCCGCCGGTGGTTCCGATCAGGCCCGTCCAGTTGAAGACGTACCCAGCGCTGGGAGTCATCAAGCCCGCGTTCTTCGGGCGGTAAAACAGCGCCGCGCTCAGGCCGCCGATGAACGAGTTGGATTCGGCCGCGCCTTCCGCCGCCGTGTTGTAGACGGCGTCGATGACCAGGACCTCTTCGAGTTCGAGAATCTCGGCCATGATCTGACGGGTGGCCACTGCCGGGTTCGGCGCGGTCTGGCCGTACTTGGTGCGGTCGATGAAGTCGGGGTGATCGACGAGCTTGTCGAATACCGGGCGGCTCACCACGAAGATGTTCGGCGCGAAGCCGCCGCTCGACAGCCGCATCTGGGTCTTCGCGTGGCGAATGTCCGTGATGGGGTTGCCGTTCGGATAGTTCCCGGAGTCCCAGTAGACGACGTGCGTGGAGTCCGCGGTCGCCTGGCCACTGGCCTGGTTGGTCCAGATCCCGGTGCCGAAGAACTTCGAGACCCACTGGTTCTCACGCCGGATCAGCGCCTTCTGGGTGAGGAAGATGGTGGCGTCGCGGTCGGGGGCGAGCGGCGAGTCGCTGTTGGAGCGGATCTGGTCATCCACATCCTTGTGCAGCGACCAGACGTCGCAGTTGTACGTGCCGGTGGAATTCAGGTTGTAACCCGTCCCGGCGGATTCAGCGGAAAGCGCGCGCTTTTGCATCTCGTCGCGGTTGAAATCCGCCCGCGCGTAGGTGTAGTACAGGTCGCTTTTGTTTTCGACCGGTACCGCCGGAAAGGCCTTGTCCGCGACGAACTCGACTCCGGCGGCCTCCTGAAGGTAGGCCACGGAGATGTTCGTCAGCGGTCGGTTGACGTGAACGTCTTGTAGTGTTGGCTGAGGCATTTGTGATTTCTCCTATTGATGAACGGCTACATCTTGTACGGGCCGAGAAGCAGCGCGGGAATGATCACGCCAGCGCCGCCCGATGCTGCCAGTGCGCGCGCCCGCACGAAATTGGTGGTGGTTGCAGTGATCGCCTGGCCGCTGGCGTTGGCCATGAGCGGGTCGCCGTTGTTGACCGCAGCCCCAGTCACCAGCTTGGTGATGCCGTGGATGGCGACCTCCCCTTCGACCCCCTGCGCGTTGGGCTTGTCCTGGACCACGCCATCGGCGACGGCCCCCGCGCCCGTGAAATTGATCTGCCCGGACGCGTTGACGGTCACGAAGTAGAACTGCGGATTCACAGTTCCGCCACTCGTGAGGTCCGCCGCCGCCGGAAGTCCTACCGTGCGTAATGTCTGTTCGAATGCCATGTCTTTTGGTCTCCTTTCGCCCTACCGGGCAAGGCGAACGCCAGCCCGCTCGAGCGTGGCGATCAAGCCCTTCGCGTTGTGCTGCGCCACGAACGCGCCGTAAACCTCGGGATGCTCTTCGAGCATGAGGGCGTAGGCGCGCTCCTTGGTCAGCTTGGTGGTACCGCTTTCGGCGTAAAGATTCGGAGTCTCTTTGCCGCGATTCTGGCGGGCGTAGCTGGTGGCTTGCGCTTCAATCTCCTGAAGCGAGCCAACCGCGCCCTGGTTGGGATTGACGTGCGAAGTAATCATGCTCCTCTCGCTTTCCATCACGCGGGCGGCTGTCAGCTCTTCGCTGATTTCCGCCACGCTGAAGTATTGGCCCGTGGACTTCTTCTTGGTGAGGAACTCCGCGGCCTTGTCGGGACAACCGGCCATCTTGCACAGCGCGCCGATGGCTTCGATGTCGCCTTCCGGACGCATCCTGAGCGGCACGCCAGCCAAGGCAGCGACGCCGGCGAGCGGAGCCATGCCCTCCGGTTTCTTGGCGTCGCTCTTAGCGCCTTCGCCGCAGGCATGGCAGTACTCCGCGCCTTTGCGCAGCTCGGCACCGCAGGCGTGGCAGAACTTACCGGACGCCTCGCCTTCGGCCTTCGTGCCGCAGGCATGGCAGAACGTTGCGTCTGCGTGGAGCTTGGTTCCGCACGCGTGGCAGTACTTCGGTTCGGTGTTGGTCTTCTCGTCGCCGCCACCGTCGCCCGGCTTCTTACCCTCGGCGGCGATTGTGAGCGTTTCGTTGGGCATACTTGCTGTAACCTCCTTGGTTGTGGATCTTGCGGCAATCGCCGCCGTTGAACTCTGGACAGGCTCGCCGAGCAGTTGACGAAGCGCGTTCATGGCATCGCCCAGCGTTCCGACTTCGTCGGCCAGGAGCGGAACGGCATTCTCCGACCAGTACACGCCAGCCTGTGTCGCGATGATCTTTTCTGCGTCGGCCTTCCGGTTCCGCGCGACCGTTGCTACGAACTGCTCGAACTGCCGGTCGATCTCGGACTGGATGTCTTTCTCGGCCCTCTCCGAAAGCGGTTCATGCGGGTTCCCATCGACCTTCCTGTCGCCTTTGAAGACGTAGGTGTACTTGAACCCCTGCTCGTCGTTGAACTTCGAATCCTCGGTATGCAGCACCACCACGCCGACGGACCCGACCGCTCCCATGCGCGTGACGAAGATCTTGTCGGCGGCGCTGGTAAGAGCGTAGGCCGCCGAGAATGCGAAGTCGTCGGCGACCGCATAGATCGGCTTCGCGCCGCGAATCGAGTAGATGTAGTCGGACAGTTCCAGGCAGCCCGTGGTCTCGCCGCCCGGCGAATCAACCTGCAACAGAATCGCCCGCACTCCGGCGTCGTTCACCGCATCCTGAAGGTAGCCGCCGATCTGCGCATAGGAGCTGCAACCACTCAGCGCCGAAACCCAGGATTCCGCTTTCGTCAGCACGCCCTGGATCGGAATGATCGCCACGCCGTCGATCACCTGGTAGCCGCTGTCGTCGGCCTGCTCCATGTACGCCGCGGCGAACGGTTCCGCGGGCTTCACGCCGGCCACCGGCATTATCCCCAGCCGTGGCCCCAGCGCCTGGACGATCACGTCCAGCTTGGGCGGGTGAATCATGAGCGGCGTGTTCACAAACCGCGATGCAACACGAGTCAGATCCCTCATGGCTTCACGTCCACCTCTCCCTTGCTCGCGTCCTGCTGGATCTCGGCTTCCGTCAATCCGGCGTTGCGCCCGGTCAGGACCTTCCGGCCATCGCTGTCGTAGGACAGCCCAAGCTTGTCGGCGCGCTTGTTGTCCGCTGCCTGCTCCGCATCTACGGCCCCGGCATCGCGCCCTTGTGCCGCCACCTCGGTGGAACGCGTAGACAGGCCACTGCGGATGGCGTCGTTGGAAGCCTTGATGTCTTTCTCCGGGTCAACCCACGGCCAGCCGGGCGTCACCCACTGCACTTCTTCGAATGGCTCAGGATCTTTGCTGTACGCGTTCAGTAGATCAATGCCGAACACCAGCGCCAGCATCGCCTCGCGCAGCCAGCGCTTATAAACCGGGTGGCAGACCTGGAAGATGAAGACCGAATGTTGATACTGCTCGCACTTGCGGCGGAACTCCAGCAGGCCGGCGCGGATTGAAGAGTAGTTGATCCCCGACAGGTCACCGCTGATCTGGTACTCGGCAAGCCCTGCGCCACTCGAAAAGGCTTGCAGGCACGTTCGGATGAACGATTTGAAATCGCCGCTGTCCTTGGCCTCGGCAAACTGCACTTCTTCGCCGAAGTTCAGAACCTGGAACGTGCCAGGTTCGAGTTTGCTGATCTGTGTCCCCGGCTCCGTCTGGTTCGGTCCGTTCTGGTATTGGTCCGGAGGGATGATCGGATTGTCCGGGCTGGCCTGCGTGATGAACCCGGTGATCATCGCCGCGAGCTTCTTGCGGACGATCTCGGCGTCTGTGTATTGCTCCAGTTCGTAGAGCTTCGCGATCACCGATGTGAGCCACGGCTGCCCCCGGAACTGGCCCGCGCGAATCGGCTTGTAGACGTGCAACACGTCGGTGGCGGGCACCCGCTCCACCGAGAGAGCGTCCATCGGGAAAAACATCGTCTCACCCGGATGTGCCTTCCAAAAGTGGTACGCTGCGCGCCGCCCATCGGTCTGAAACTCGATGCCGCACCGCACTGAGTTGTTCGGCGGCATCCGCTCGACAGCCGTCCGCCACAACGGTAACTGCTCTGCCTCGATCAACTGGAGTTGGAGCGGAACCGTAAGCCCTTCCTTAACAGAACGCGGCCGGAACCTGACGAAGCACTCACCCGCCTCCATGACTTCGCGCGCAATCACCATCTGCTGGCCGTAGAAATCCGTCTGGCCAGATGCAGGATTCCGCGGGTCGTACTCGACGTCGCACTCGCGTATCCATCGATTCCACTTCCTGGTGATCAGGTCGCGGATCTTATCGTCCGGATGGTGCGGCACTAGGCGAATGCCGCGCCCAATGGCGTTGGCGACGTAGGAATCGACGGCCGCCGCCGCCCACGCGCTGTTTCGGACCGCGTCCCGGTTGCGCGCCTGCAACTCCAGGCCATGCGAAAACAGAAGTGTGTTGAGGCCGAGGGACGGCGGATTCCATCCCATTCCCCGACGCCCGCGACCGGCGGCATCGAACGGAAATGTCCCCATGGCGCGGGTGCGCGGCACGCGCGGGATCGGCATCGGCTCGTGCCCGGCTTGGCGCGCGAGCGTCATCAACGTTTCAATTGGCACGGCGATTTAGTGGCCCCACCCGTTTGTCGTGTAGATGCGCACCTGGCGCACTTGCTGCGGCCCGGACTGCTGGGCGACGTCATTGAGGATCAGGTTCCGGAGTTTCAAATAGTCATCCACGGAATCGAATTCGAACTCGCGATCCTGAAACCGGACTCGCCTCGCGCCCTGCTTCCGCGCGGCGTCGAGAGCATCGAGATCGGACTGCGTGAACGGCATACCTGGTCGGACTCCTTATCGGGACCCTTGATCGCCTGGAAAGCTGCGCCCTGCGTGCAAAGTCACAAAGTGATGTACTATGAACTTTCGTTCATGAAATCAGTGGCTTGGGCCGTCGTAGCATCAAGCTGAAACACGAGAGGATATAGTCGCAATGGCCGTGAACAGCTTTCGCCCGCGTAAGTTCGAGGATTTTGAAATCGTGGATGAGGCCAGCAAGGTGGTCGGCCACATTCGCGTGAAACCCAGTGGGGTGTTATGGGCACCCTCGAATGCCAAGGTTTGGTATGGTGTGTCCTTGAAGGAATTCGCCGCCTTCCTGGAGACGAACGGCAAGAAGCAAGACAAGTAGCTGGATTCCACCTATATCTCCACCTTAGAAACGAACCCGGCCACGGGGCACCCTCGTGCGCGGCATTAGAGATCCATCCTGAAGCGCACGCGGTTACGCGCGGTCTGCCTGCCATCCGTGCGCTGCTGTTGCTGCGGTTGTTTCACTTCCTGCACCGGAGGCGCGCCCACCCGGCGTTCGAGGTCGCCCCAGTGCTTCTCCTGAAAACGGTCGATGCCGACCCGTCCAGCCGCCGCGCGCGCATACACGCGACAATCGAGCGCCTCATTGCGCTCGCGCATCTTCTGCCACTCGTGCCGGCGATAGCCTTTGACGATCTTCGTCACCAACTGCTCGGCGGTGATCTGCTTGAAGTACTCCTCGCTATAGCGCGGGAGGTGACAATATCCCGGAGGAAAGGGAATCCCCTTCGCGAGATCCTCATCGGTGGGCCGGTCGAGCCGAAGCCAACGGTACAGTTCCTCCTTGGCCATGCCGGAATTGACCGGCCAGACTCGGACGCCGCGTTTCAGCTTCGCGCCCGCCGGCCCCACCTCCACCGGAGACGCCGACCCAATGAGGGCGGGCGCCCGCGAATCGCCTTTGATTACCAGCACGCGCCCGCCTTGCCGTCGCGCCCACTGGTACACCTCGATGGTGGCGAAGCCCGAATCCACGGCGAGTTGCAGGATCTGCAACTCCAGACCGGACGCCGTCGGGAACGTCTCACTCAAGAGCGCGGTTAGCTTCTCCCAAACCTGTGGTCGCGACGTGTCCCCTTCGAGCACCCGGTAATCGACCGACCACGATTCCTTGCCCCGGCCCCACGCGGTAATCTCGACCTCGATGCGGTCCTTCTGGACATCCGCGCCAGCCGTAAGGAACAGCCCACCAGGCGGCACGGTGCCGATCTTGTACGACTCGCGCCGGTCATAAAGTTTCTGCCACTCCGGCGCTTCGCCGAGCAGCGTCCACGTTTCGCCCAGCACGGTGTTGACGAAGACCTGAAGCAGCGCCGGGTTTTTCTGCGCCTGCTCGAACTGCTTGGCGGCGTCGCCCCACGAGAACCAACCGACCGGACTGTACAGGCTGGAAATATGGAATCCCGCCGTCCTACCATCGCCTTTCGCGCCGGCCCGCCACTCGCCGCGCGCCAGCATGGAGTGCTTCTGGTGGTTGCGAATCTCCTGGCCGCAGTGCTCGCAGACGTAAACCGCACTCTGCGGATCGCCCTTTGGCCACCGCAGTTGCGCGAACTTCAGAATCTGGAACTCGCGGCACGTCGGACACGGCACCCAGTACTTACGCTGGTCGCTCTCCTCATACGCCGACTCGATCCGGCTCATGCCGGTGATCTTCGGCGTCGAAACCAGAAACACCTTGCGGCGCGCGAACGTCCGCGTGCGCGCCATCGCCAGCGTGATCGGGTCGCCCTCGCCCTCCACATCACCTGGGTAAGCGTCCACCTCGTCGAGGAACAGATATCGCGCCGCCATCGACCGCAGGCCGACCGCGCTGTTCGCACCGGTCATCACCAGCACGCCCCCCGGAAAATCCTTCGACAGAACCGTGTTGCCCGAATCGCGCGACCGCGGATCGCGGACGAGCTTCCGCAGAACCTCCGACTCCTCGATCAGCGGATCGATGCGCTGCTTCGAGTTGCGCTTCGCCATCTCGACGGTGGGCTGCACCGCCATCATCGGCCCCGGCGCCTGGTGGATGATGTAGCCCATCCAGTTGTTGCCGCACTCCGTGCCGCCGATCTGCGCGCCCTTCATGAACACCGTGCGCTCGACGTGCGACGACGGCGAGAGGCAGTCCATGATCTCGCGCAAGTAGGGTGTCCGCTCCGTGCGCCAGCGACCGTGCTCAGCGGACGCGCGTTGCGAGAGCCAGCGGTAGCGGTCGGCCCACTGCGAGATAGTGAGCAGCGGGTCGGGCCGCGCACCAGCCGCCGCCGCTGCCGAGTAGATCTCTTCAGCCGTTAGATTCGTCGGCAAAATCATTCAGGGCCTTCCGGATCTCATTCGTGAGGAGCGCATGCACCGTGGTCTCTACGGTTTCGGCGGCAAGCATCGCCGCCAGACGGTCGGGGAGGTTGATCATCGCGTCGCGGAACTGCCGGAACTTATTGAAGGCGGCGACCTGGACCTCTTCGCCCGAGACGAGCTTCGCGATCCGTTCCTCGTAATCGATCTTGGCGAGGCGCGCCTGGTAGTGTTCGCGCACCGCCCGCGCCTTCGTGTACTGCGACGCGCCAAAAACCTCCGCGTCGTCTTCTGGTTGCTGGCCGCGCCGGTCCACGGGTGGCGCTTGGGTTTGGGTGTTGCGCGCCCACTCCGCGTCGGCAATCTCGGAATCGATCTGGCCGTTGGGCAAGGTGTGGATGCGACCAGACGCGATTGCCTTCTGGACGGTGCTCGCCGAGACTCCGCGCTGTCGGGAGTACGCCCGCTGGCTCATTACTGGCATGTTTTTATTCCCGAAATAAGCCCTTGCCTTCCGGGGCCACCGGAGTGATGAATCGTCATGCGCGGATCAACCGCCAAAAGGATAAACACCACCATGAAAAACGCAGAAGCTACCAACACCACCGAAACCGCCGCCGTTGCGGAACAGGGCGCGCAGGTCGCGCCGGAGAAGGCCACCTCGAAGAAGGCTGCCAGCCAGAAGAAGGGCGCGCCCAAGGCCAGCAAGGGCGCGAAGAAAGCCGCCAAGCAAGCCAAGGCCGCGCCGAAGAAGCAGGCCAAGGAGAAGGTCGCCAGCAAGAAGTCCGCCAAAGTGAAAGAGGCCAAGGTGCCGCGCGAGTTCTCGAAAAAGAACATCATCCTGGACCTCCTGCGCCGCCCCAAGGGCGCGACGATGGCCGAGATCGCCAAGGCCACCGACTGGCAGAACCACTCGATCCGGGGCTTCATCAGCGGAAACCTCACCAAGAAAATGGGCCTCACGGTCGAGTCCACCAAGAACGAAGCCGGCGAGCGGACATACCGCGTTGCCAAGTAGGCACGATTGCCTCCCAATCAGCCGCCTGGAAACGGGCGGCTTTTTTTACGGCACTGCGCGATTATTGCCTTGCCTTCCGGGTGCGCCGGAGTGATGAATCGTCATGCAAGGAGACCAACCAGATGGCACGAACCAAGAAGCAGACCACGAGTTACAACGGATTTGCGTTCCCGCTGCAGCCCGACACCGAACTGGGGCTGGCGATGCTGATCGCCGAGGACGAGGAAGGGCACCACGAGCCGGTCGCAGTCGCCAGCACTATCAACGAGGCGAAGGAGATCGCCGAAAGCGACCTGCGCGGCCGGATGCGCCGCATCGAGCGCGGAGAAGATCCGGGGATCTGCCCGTACACGTACAAGGTCTGGGCTCGCGGAATCGACGGCGACTACCGCATCGCCTACGAGATCACGGACCTCCTGAAGTAGGACCCTCCCCGCAGTTCCGCAGAGCTTGCCAAGCGCCGCCTCACCGCAGGCGGCGTTGCTCGTCTTTAATGATCCGCAACTCCGCCGACCAGTCCGAGAGAGCCAGGCATAGGCCTTGAAGGTCGGGATTACCGGCGCGGATCTCCGCTTCGATTGCCGCAATCTCCTTGTGGCACCGTTCGATTCAAACCGCATTCTTTAATCGCTCCGGTGCAAGATCATCGAAAGTTCCGCCGCCATCGAGAACCGCCTTGCCGCCCGTGTAATCCTGCCACCGGCGCACGATCACGTCGCAGTATTTCGGGTCGAGTTCGACGACGCGCGCCTGCCGGTTGGCGCGCTCGCACGCGATCAGCGTCGTCCCCGACCCGCCGAACGGATCGAGGATCGTGTCGCGGGTCTTGCTGCTGTTGCGGAGCGCACGCTCGACGAGTTCCACCGGCTTCATCGTCGGATGCTCCAGATTCGCCATGGGCCGCTTGATGAACCACACGTCGCCCTGGTTCCGGTCGCCGCACCAGAAGTGCTGCGTGCCGTCGCGCCAGCCATAGAGGATCGGCTCATACATCCGCTGGTAGTCCGACCGCCCCAACGTGAAATGGTGCTTGGCCCAGATCACGAAGGTGGACCAGTGGCCGCCGGCATCGGTGAACGCCCGGAAGAGCGTGTGCAACTCCGACGAGGACATGCACATGTAGATGGCGCCCTTCGTCATCGCGAGCATGTTGGCCGAGGCGTCCCGCAGGAACTCATAGAACTTGCCGCCGAGGGCATCGTTGTCGATGGTGAGCTTCTTCGCCGTCTTGCCTTCATACGCGACGTTGTACGGCGGATCGGTGAACGTCATGTCGGCCAGCCCGCCAGCCAGGACCTTTTCGATGTCGGCCATCTGCGTGGCGTCGCCACAGAGCAACCGGTGCTGGTCGAGAACCCATACGTCGCCGCGCACCGTGACGATGGCCTCCTGCTCAGCCGGGACCGCGTCCGGATCGGTCAGCCCGTCCTGCGTGGTCTCCGGTTCGCGGAGCAATTCCTCGACTTCCTCGTCCGTAAAGCCGACCAGATCGAGATTGAACGCGTCCTCCTTCAGCGATTCGAGTTCGACGCGCAGCATCTCCTCGTCCCATCCCGCGCTCATGGCAAGGCGGTTGTCCGCGAGAATGAGCGCGCGCCTCTGCGTTTCCGAGAGGTGATCCAGCACGATGACCGGCACCTCGTCCATGCGCAGGCGTCGAGCAGCCGCCAGCCGCGCGTGCCCGGCGATCACAACGCAGTCGGCACCGACAAGGATCGGGTTCGTCCACCCGAACTCGATGATGCTGGCGGCAACCTGCGCCACCTGTTCGTCCGTGTGCGTCCTGGCGTTCCGGGCGTACGGGATCAACTTGTCGATGGGCCAAATCTGTACGGCGAGGTCGCGGAAGCGTGGAGATGCCCCGCCAATGCTGGCGACCTCCCGATTCGTGGTGCGCGATTTCGCCGTCATGCCAGGGTTTTCCTTTTCGGTCCGTAGTGCGGATTGGGTCCGTGGTGCTGGATGCGCAGCGCGTCGTTCTGCTTCGGATTCAGTGTCTGGTCTGCCGGGACGCCGCGAGACTCCGCAACAGCGGCGAACGTCTCGCCAGTGGCCGCGAGGACCGGGTTCTCGCCGGTCAGATTCATAACCCGCCGTACAATCACATCGCAATAGGCCGGGCTGATCTCGCAGCCGTAACCGGTCCTGTTGAGCAACGCCGCCGCGGCCATCGTCGTTCCGCTCCCCATGAACGGATCGAAGACCACATCGCCGGCATCGGAGTACGCCAGCAAGAAGAACTCCACCAGCGCGCGCGGGAACGGAGCGGAGTGCGAGCCTTGCGAGGATTCCGATTTCACTTCCACCACGTTGCTCGGGCGCGCCAGTCCGGTGTGCCGGCCATCCGAATCGTCGGACAGACTGTTCCTGCTGCGCTGCCACGCACTCTGGTTCTTCCCCCCATCCGCAGCCGCGCCCCGCGCGCCGGTCCCCAGGAGCCCGCTCCCGGAGTTTGATTTCGGATTGTTCGGGGAGTAGTCGAAGCAGTCCTCCGACTCGTGGCTCACGGCCTGCGGCCGAAACTTAATCTGCTGCTGGCGGCAGAAGTGAAACACCGGTTCCCAAGCGTTCTTGAATCGGTTTCCCCAGCCGCCCGGCACACCGTTATCGGTCTTGCGCCAGCAGAACGTGTCTACGAATCGCCAGCCCCACTGCCGCCGGTGCGCGATGACGAGGTCCATCACGTACAGGTCGCGTTCCCCGTCGTCGGCGTGCTCCTTGATGTTGAGGAAGTAGGAGCCATCGGGCGCCAGAATCGATTCGACTCCAGCCGCGACCGCGCCGAACCACGCGACGTACTCATCCGGACGAACCGGCTTGAAGCCGCTCGACGCGTCGTACTCGCGCTGCGTTGCGTAGGGTGGCGAGGTCACGACCACGTTGGCCAGCGCATCGCCGAACAGAACACGAATCGTTCCACCGTCGCGGCAGTCGCCGCAGATCAGGCGGTGGGCTCCGATCAACCACACGTCGCCGGGCAGGGTTATCGGCTGGGCTGGCGGTTCGGGGACCTCGTCGGTCACATCCTCCGGCGGCGCGTCGCCGTCTTCGAGCAGCGCCTCCAGTTCCTCGTCGCTGAAGCCAATGAGCGCGAGGTCCACGCCGTCTGTTTCGAGTTCGCGCAGTTCGCTGGCGAGCATTTTCTCGTCCCATCCGGCATTCATCGCGAGCTTGTTGTCCGCGAGGATGTATGCCCGCCGCTGCGTCTCGCTGAGGTGGTCCAGCACCACCACCGGCACCTCCGCGAGGCCCAACTTGCGAGCAGCCAGCAGACGACCGTGGCCGGCAATGATCCCGTCCATCGAGTCAACCAGGATCGGATTGGTGAAGCCGAACTCCAAGATGGACGCCGCGATCTGCGCTATCTGTTCGGCAGAGTGCGTGCGCGCGTTCCTGGCGTACGGAACCAGCCGGTCGGTCGGCCAGATTTCGATGCGCCGTGCCATCGCGGGCGTTATGGTCGCCGGAGGTGTCGCCATTGGTTTACGAACAACTACAGAAGAGGCGTGTCAATGGCCAGGAAGTCCAACGTTGGACTTGCGGCCTGGCTCGCGCCGGAATCGGCCACCCTTTCGCGCCCCGGTGCCCCGTGTCGCGCCGTTTGGCTGGGGGTTGGCCGGTTGGTCCACCCGCGGCCTCGGGCGCGCCCTGGCCGCCACTGACCGCTGACCACCTGACCGCCCCTTTTTGCGCCTGTCGCTAGCGAAACTGCGCTACTCTTCAACGCGCCGCCGAAAGTCGCCGGGAAGTACCTATGGCTTTAACAGGCTCTTTGGGGTTCCGAACAACCGCCCCGCGAGCACGAGCGATGTACCGCCCACCGACTTGGCGTCTGGCTTTCATCCGACGCGGCACTCCGCTACAACCTGCAGGAAGACGCCGCGGGTGATCACGGGCACGCCGTCGTCGTCGCGCTGGTCCAATCGCCGAAGGCTCCAGCAGCGGCCAGTCTCGATGTTCTGCAGGAAGCTGTACCGGGTGCCACTCCGCGCGTTTGTCTCAACGGGGTTGCCGCCGTCTTCCTGGAGCAGCCAGATCGCCTTCAGATGCCCCTTCCGGCCGTAGGCAGGTTTCACATAGCCACTTTCGATAAGTCGCTTTGCGGCTTCGAGCGAGCGAAAGCCCAGAGAGGTACCGTCAGCCGCGTAGATCGGGATCTGTTCGCGCTTGGGAGACACTTTGGTTGTTTGGATCGAAGGGAAGGAGTTTATTGAGAGTCCCGTCTCTCGGGCCAGACCGCAGCTTACATCCCTTGAATATCAGGTCCGGAATTCAGTCGTCAACAGTAAAGTTGGACGGCCACGGAGAAGTCGCGGGCGTTGGGCGCGGTGGGCATCGTCCTTATATAGAAACGAAATGTTGTCGTCTCAGGAAGACGACGACACGAACGAAAAACGGTGCCCAAGGTGCCCAGACTTGCCACCTCGTTGAATCGGTTGGCTTGATCGTGGGCAGGTATCGAAATCCACACGATGCCCATGGCTGCCCGTGCTCAAAATTGGTTTTGGACTCCAGTTGGACTCCGGCGAGGACGTTCTGGCGGGCGGGGAAACGGTAAGTCTATGAAACGTTTTGGTGGACCTGGTGAGATTCGAACTCACGACCTCTTCCATGCCATTTAAGAAATATCAATCACTTGCAGACAATTTGACGCAAAACAAAAGACTTAGCAATAGGCGACGTGGACTCCGGTGGACGCCACGGGACGGCTTTGGGGGCGTCTGGACTCCACGCGGACTCCGGGACTCCACGCGCGGGGCTGGCACGTGGCGTGCTTCCCCGCGCGCGGTTGCGGGCTGATCTATTTGTTGTCTGCCGAAGGAGACAACAATCGGTTTCCATATAAGGAGGATGCCCATGTGGGATGCCGAGGGCGTGGCGTTCCGCCCGCGCGGGGCAATGCTGCGCAAGGCTCCGCCCCAGTTAGCTGACCTCTAGTTCGACCGGCCTCACCACCCAGAGCGCGCCATCGCGAAGTTTGCCGCCGATGCCGCCGCGTTTCTTCTGGCCGTACACTACCCCGTGCGCTGGCTCCTCCGGCAAAGGATCAGGCGCCACGGCCTGCTTCAGTGATCGGGCGTGAGCGGCGGTAATCGAAGCCAAACCATAACCAGGATAATTGCGGATCGCATCCTCGGGCGGTCGTCCGTCTCTCGCCATGACTGATTCCAAACTGATCGACAGTTCTTCGTCTTTGAAAGCAGCCGAAGATATGACCGCGTTGCCGTGTTCGTCCCAATCGACCCAAGTACGTGGGATGCGCCGCAAGAGCCGTTCGTCCGCCGGGATGTTTGGGTCATCTTCAAAGACGCGACCTGGCATTCGATCCCCGTGAATGGTTAATCGAGCTTCCCAATTATCGACCTGAGCAGAGCGTTGTCTTGAGGCAGTGTGTGCTCGGACTCGTCCCCGCTCACGCGGTCTCGATAGTAGAAAAACGGCTGTCCATCTCGATCAAACACAATCTCCAAATCGATGCCCTGTCGGTGCCACTCAAGCTGAAGGCCGCCGCTGGATAAAGGTACAACACGCGGAGCCGGACTCGTGGGCCCAAGGAGACCGTTGATGAGGTTCATCGCGTAATGAACCACCTTCGGGTCAATCGGACCCGCACCATAGCTATCCCAATTGTGCAGGAGCGTAAACAGATCGACGAAGCCTTGCATGAGGGGGTCGAACCAGGCAGGAAGCGGCTGACCGTAATCCTGCCATTCAACTTGGTACGCTTGTCCGCGAGAGTAATACTTGCGTTGCCGGCGTATCAGAACTGGTTGCTGAAACACGCTGACCAAAAGGCGGTCACCACTGGAAAAATAGTCCAGGTACGCGGCAGAAGCGCTGGTCGCCAAAATACCGCGATCTTGAACCGTGAGTTCAGCGGTTCCCAATGCTGGCATCGTTCTTGATCCTCCAAATGTTGTGCATTGAATTGGTGGTCAACCTCTTGAACGTTGTTACGATCCACTCCCGACCGATGTCGAAAAAATCGACCGCGTCGCCAACCTGCCCCCTAGCAGTCAGGTGCAGCAGGTACATCGGACGGTTATCGGAGGTTCTGATCGCTGGCTGTACGTCGACATGGAGCCGACCGATCGGTTTTCCGTCCTTACTCGGAATGACGAACCGGGTATGCAGGCGCAAATCCTCCGCTGGTCCAGGAGGCACGAGATCCGTCGAGCGCCAGAATGTGAAGATTCTGTCCACGTCGCCGTAGTGCTCCCACCCCTCGCCGGCGAGGATGTGGTTCACATACGTCACTTCACATTGATTGACGTGCGGGGTGCCGAGTTGGTTTTTCTCCAGGAAAGCCAGAAAGATCCCGTAGTCCCGATCAAAGTGCGGGCGAATGGTCTCATCGTAGTGGGGATACTGGTGGCTCTCCCCTTCCTTGCGCCAGTTCTTTACGAATCTGTCGTTCTGAACCTGGATCATCTCGCTCCCCTGATCGTTGGCGAACCAGATTCGCGGTATAGGGAAGCTCTCCAGAGCCTGGAACTTGAGACCGACCCGAGCGGCTGGGTTTTCCGGAAACTGCTCGATCACCGGCTCCAGCGGCGGACGCTCTTCGGTTTTCGGGAAGGCAGCGCGGTACTCATTCCAGAGGAGCCCAAGATGCGCCGCCTGGACCAATGGCAACGGCTCGAACTGCACAGACAAAACGGTTTCGACAACTGGTGGGTTGTCAAAATCCGGCAGATGCTCTGGACGGGGTGGCACCGTAGTCTGCCTTTTCAAAGCATTTTCCACGAAATATGTTCTAGTGTTGACGATGATTGTATTGCAGCCGAAAGTCCGGCGTCAACGCGCTCTCTTTTTCAGGGTCGGGGCACATCACCCTTCTCCTAGATTAGTCGATTCGCGGCCGCGACGCGCCGAAGAAGTGCCAAGAGGGGGAAGTTGTGGAAGGGACCGCAACCCGATCTGTGCAGGATGCGGGGTCGTCGGGACTCGTTTCCTGGTCTTCAACCAAGGACTGGCAGTCGGTTGGATTTCCCTACTGCACGACCGCTGTCTGCTTCTCGCCAACGCTGGCGAGGCGCTCCTGGATCAGTCGCGTGAGTTCTTCCTGGCGGGTCAGTTGGATCTTCGTGTATTCCTCGGTCATCCGGACCGTGCTGTGGCCGGCGATCTTCGACGCCTCAATGCTCGACCCACCCACCTCCTGCCGCCACGTGATGTTGGCGCGTCGGAAGGAGTGCGGACCCAGACCTGGGAAATCGCAGCCCTCGGCGACCGCCGCCCGCTTTAGAGCTTGCCGTACGCCGGAATCCCACAGCGGGAGGCCGCTGCCGTCCGTCCGGACGAAGACCCAGTTGTCCGCTTTCGCGTTATCCGCCGCAGCCTTCGCGCGGTAGCGGTCGCCCAGGTATCCCAACGTGAGCGGTCGTTTGCTGGTCTTCGACTTCGGATCGTCTATGTCGCCGCGCCAATAGCGCTGCGCGATGCGTAGGATACCAGTCTGGAGATCCACGTGGCACCACTTGAGCCCCAGGATTTCGGAGATCCGTGCGCCGGTGGCGATTGCGGTTTCCAGCACGAGCAGGTTGGGATCGCTCAGCCGCGCCAGCACCTTTACGGTCTCCTCTTCCGTCAGAATCCGTTCGGGCCTCACGCTCCACTTCTCCCCAATCTTGACGCGGGAGATCGGGTTGCGCCGTCCCTCGGGCCAGTAGCCCCACTCCTCGGCCTTGGTGTAGATGCCGGACATGATGCCGCGCAGGTCGTTCATCATGTGCCAGGAGTCGCAGGTCTTGAACAGCCACTGCTGGACCTCATCGGGTTTGATCTCGCACAAACGCCGGTCGCCCCACTGTGGGACGATGCGCTGCTCGAGGTGGATGATGTACTTGTCGCGCGTCGGCTTCGCCAGCAGGAATCGCCCAGCGGCTTCCGCTTCAACGTGCGCCGCCCTGTATTTTTCGACCATCTTGCTGAACAGAGCCAATCCGTCAACGACCTTCTCCTGAATGGTGGGCCTGTTGATCGTCGCCACGAATTTGTCGCGCGCAACTTCCGCCTGCTTCTTCGAGAGCTTAGTGTCGCCCTTGCTCGGGCCGACCGTGTGGAATTTCCGGATGGCCTTCGTCGTACCGTCCGCTTGCAGAACGTCTTCCCAGTAGCGGAAATACCAGTACGAGCCTCCGCGATCCGTTCGCTCGTGAACTCCGGGATGCTGAATCCGTATTTTCAACTTCAAACCTCCAGTTAGCGCCTGAAGGTTACCGTCGTCTCGAAGCATCAAGCAAGTCTCATCGTGTCAATTACTTAGAGTCAAATCGTGACCGCCAGAGGAGATTCCCTCTGGCAGATGTACAGCGTGTGCCGGGCGCGCGTCATGCCGACGTAGAAAAGCCGGATCACCGAGTCTCTTTGCGGTCCGTGCTTCTGGTAAGCGGCGTCACCGGCTGGGCTAACATCCGGAAAGAGAAACACGACATCCGCCTCGCCGCCCTTTACCGAGTGGATGGTTCCGACGATTACGCGAGGCGATTCCTCCAGCGCGTCTGGTCCGCCGGCCATTGCCGTTGCGACCGGAAACTGCACACGCGCATGGAATGCCGGCGCGACGCGCCGGGCCCACCACTGGAGCAATCGCTTGGGGTCGCCGGACGCTGCCAGAAGAGATTCGAGCGCGGCCGCCTCAAACAATTCGCTGAGCCGCTCCATGGTCACCGGGAGGGAATCGTCGGATGCGTCGATTAGCTCTCTGGCTCCCGTCCGCAGATTGCCCTTTGGGTTAAGCCACTCGGCCCACAGCTTGAGGTCGCTGTGCGTCCACGGGTGATCGCCAAGAAGGGACAGAATCCGATTCGTCGAAGACCCTTTTCGTCCACGTCGCAGTGGATTCCAGAAGCCGGCGGATTTCCTGTACGGGTTGTGAAAAGGGATTCCCCATTGCCGCAGTACCGCGATCACCGGATGCAGCATATAGGAGCACGACGCCAGCAGCATCACCTTCTGTCCGTTCTCGAGGTGCTGCATGATCGTCTTGAGAATCCAGTACTCGGGCGATTTGTAGCCGCCGCGCGAGATGTCCACGCACATCCCGTCTTCGGGCCGCGGATCGTAGACCTTCTCCTGCCTGCGCGTGACTTGATGGATCAACCGGTTCGCGCGGGCGTGAACGTGGCGCGGCACGCGGTGACTCTCCTTGAGGATGATTTTGTGGTCCTCGGGGATTTCGGGGTCCAACACCGCATCCGGCGTCGCGCCGCACCAGGAGTAGATGGTCTGGTCGTCGTCGGCCGCGATGATGAAGTACTGCGCGTTCTCACCCCACCTGCGCACCAAGCCCAACTGCATCGGGTTGAGGTCCTGCGCTTCGTCGGCGAAGACAACGTCCGGCCTCTTCGGCGCGATGCGGATCTCCCGCACTGCGGTCTCGATCAGGTCACAGAAGTCCATTACCCGCCGCGAAGCCTTGTAGCGGCCCCACTTGGCGGCGAATTCTCGAAGCGCTGCCGGCCAAAGTTCCATGGACCGCATCATTCCCCGAGACCGATTCAACTCACCCAGCCAGTAGTCGCCGCCTCGCACGACATCGACGAGATCCTCGTCGGATTCCTCCCCATCCAGCTTTCGGTCCTTCTTTGCGGGAGTGATCCGCAGATGGGGGTTCTCCCGGTTCCATTCCTCCACGTGAACTTCAGCGATTTCGGGACGGCCCAGTGCGTGCCAGCAGTGCGAGTGCAGTGTTCCAACGCGGTCGGGACTGACTGGGAGATCTTGCCCAGCGAGTTCGGCGGCTGCCGCGCGCGAGAAGCTCGTCACCAGCACGGAGTCCTTACCGAACCGCTTGACGGCGCGGCGGATCTGCCGGGTTAAGTTGGTGGTCTTCCCGGTGCCGGGCGGTCCGAAGATGCGGTACTCGGCCGTAATGGAGTGGTCCCGCTCGCCAATTGCACCGAGAGCTTCTTCAATGTCAGGATGGTCTGGCATCGCACGTCTCCTCGCTGGCTCCGACGTGGGCGCCGGGAGCGAACTCACTTGAGGGCAGCAGCCACCGGCTTTGGTCCCGCAACCGCGTCCGCTTGAGCCTGGTGCTCGATGCGCCGAGGGCCGAAAGCATCGCAGTCACCTCTTTGATCGCGCGATTCTCACCCCACGCCTTGTTGATGTGTTGTTGCAGGTCGTGCGAACAAATCGCGACCTGTCCCTCGTAGACTGTCGGCTTGGAGCGGGTCTGATAGGGATGATCTCCTTCCGCGTCAATGAACGGCGTTTCGGCGAGATAGCGTTCTACGTACAGCTTCGCGGCGCCCACGAGATTTGCTTCGTCGCCGCCATCCTCGACTGTCAAGGCACTCAGGATCATCTGAGCCACGCGATCCCAGACCTTCGGCGGAATTCTTGGGACCAGATGATCGACCGCACTCGCGATCTTCATCCGGAAACTCTGCTGCCCGACGAGTTTGTCAACGCTGGGGAACCCGATTTTGGTGGCTTCCAGTTCCAGCCGGTAGGTCGGTTCCTGACCGTCGATCTTGACGATTCTGAGCACGCGAACGCCGATAGCGTTTGAGATCTGCTCACACATGAGTGCCCGCGCGGTTGGAGAGTCTGGCTTCGTTTGTGGCAATGGGTGGCCAGGCTCCTCAGCGGGAACCTCAAAGGATTTGGCGGTGGCGGGGTTTTCGTTTCGCTTGGATGCTTTTGAAATGGTCCGCTGGAAGTAGTCGAGTCGCGTTCGTTGCGGCTTGCCATGGATTCTCCGGTGGTGGATCATCAGGTCTATGACCTGCTGTTCGGACAGACCGGCTTTCGATCCAAAATTGGCGAGGGCCAGGTCGTAACCGGACTGGGACTGGTCTTTGAGGTCCTCGCGCTGGCGCAGCCAAGTCTTCTTGAAGCGCGGGTCGGCGGCCAAGTGTCGATTGAGAAGATCCTCGGGCACGGTCGCATTCGGGTTAACGGACAGTGGCTTGTCGGCGACCTTCTCCTTCCATCCCTGCGTGACGCGCTCCTGCTCTTCGGGTTGGGCACGCCGTGGGCCTCGAGGAATTCCGCCAAGTCGCTCGGATTGTAGCGGCGGTCGGTCTGGCTCTGGATTGCGACCGGCTTTGGATTCGCCGGGTCCTTGCAGTTCTTCGTTCCCGGCACGCGCAGAACTCGGGCGAGGTCGGCGAGACGATCAAACGCCCAGCCGTGGGCAGCGGCATTCAGACGGAGCAGCGACTGCCAGCGGAGCGCAAGCGCGCCGGCATTGCGGCGGTCCTCGTCTGACTCGAAGATCAGCGGTTCTCGAAAGAGCCACCACGCATGCGCGCCGTTTCCGGTTTTGACGAGGAATGTGGGCGGAAACTCATCCGGCAGGATCGTCATCGCATCCTCGACAGTCGCTGGTAGCGCCGCCTTTGGGTGCGCGTCTGACTTCAGGTCGAGGTCGGCCCACAAGCCCACGATGCCGGCCACCTCGTTTGAAGGGCAGCGACGCGCAGAGCCATGATCCTGGCTGGAGAGTCCTACGCCGACGTAGAGATCCCGCTCGCGCAGCGATTCGGCAAACTGAATCGCGCTTTCGACGTTTTGGAACCAGTGTGATCGCTTCTCCGGAAGCGTCCAGAGCAGAAGGTACAGCTCATCCGGCTTGCCGCCGAACGACGCTTCCAGAAAGAGACTTGCATCAGACGGCATTGGCGTTGACTCCCATGGCGCTCAGTCCTCAACATCAATGCCGACGGCGCGCGCAATCGCGTAGGTGATGACCAGTGGCCTGGACGTTCCGCGCGCTTCGCCCGGAGTGCCTGCGATTCGAACTTGGACGTGGACGTTTCCTTTGTCGTCGCCTCCGATGCTGTACTCCTGTGGCGCAGCCCCTTCCAGAAGCCGAAAGGCATCTTCGAGCTTTTCCACGGGCTGGAATCGCCAACGCGGCATCCAACCGCGATTGCCCATCATGAAGCGATCGGGACCGATGGTCCAGCCCATGACACGTTCGGCCAGGATTGCCGTGAGGTGCTCGCTGGTCATCGTGTGCCCCCGTTGGTACTTGCGGAAGCCCCGGTGGGCACCGAGGTATTGGCACGGCGATCCAGGTAAGCCTGAAGGTCAGCAGCCGCGATCCTTATCGTTCTGCTGCTGATGCGCGAAGCACGGAGTTCGCCGTCCGCGATCAGCTTTCGAACTGTTGACCGTGCGCACTGGAGTTTCGCGCCGACCTGCGCCACCGATAGTAGTTTTGAAACCGGCATATTCTTTGTCCGGTTCCATCTTCAGGGCGGCTGCGACGGTCAGAACATTGCCCGTGAATAATGTTGTTGACTGAAAAGGGTTTTTAGTTGTTGACGGCCAGATCGGGCAAGGCAAAGTTGACCGTTTCGGGCCGAGTAAGCGATTGAAAACAATGACCTACGATGAACGCCGTGGACCGTTCTTGACCGTTGTCTGATTCCGAGCTGCCCGTTTTTTTGTGACCTCGCGCGAGAGCGGATATCCTTTCGTCTCTCGGATGCGGTCAAGACAGCGCTTGATCGCGTCGTTCGACGTAAGCTGGCATTCGGCCCGAAGGCGCTTCTTCACGTTTACGTCCTTCATGATCTCCGCATTCGTATGGCTGTTGAAGAGATCTTTGCCGACGACTTCGTGAACACTGGCATCCCTCTTGGACAGTGAACCGCCAATCCCCGCCGACCGGACGCTGGACTTGCCTCCCGTAATGGGTGCCGCGTTACGTATGACGAATTCCATTGCAGCGAGGCGCAGCACGGCCCGGTCAATCGGCAGGTCGGCCTGCGGTTCCGTCAGAGCCAATCGCAGCGTCTGGTCTGAGTCCTCCGCAGCCAGCGCTTCATCGTTCAGGACGCCTCTGGCCACGAGCGCGGTGCGCAAGTCGGCCACGGGCGCCGACGGTGGGACCGAGAGATTCTGAGGGCTGCCCAACTGCTGATCCGCAGCCGCGAACAGGCAACGGTGCCAATCTTCGGCACGCTCCATGTCGTAGCTTGCCTTCAGGAAGCGCGTGGTCCAACGTACAACCTCGGAAGTGATCTGTCCGTCTGCGGCAGCTTTCACGCCCAGCGCGACGCCGAGGATTCCGACCGCGTCCTGGCAAAATGCCATTGGCACTCCGTCAACGAACGGTTCTCGCCCGGCCTGACGACGAAGCCCCTGTCTGAGCGCGTCGACTTGCGGGCCATCAAGCACGCCAGCTTCCGCCCCGTATCCAAGAGTCGCTACTGTCTGGAAATCCTGTTGTGCGCCCTTTCTATCGGCGGCAGCCGCCACGAGTGACGCAAATTCTGCTTTGAGTTGCGGCTCGCGCAGGAGCCAGGCGGCGAATGCACGGCTCAATTCCGTCCGATCCGGATCGGCCAGCCGCCTTCTGAGCGCAGCACGGGCGTCGGCCACCAGGAACTCCGAAGTCGCCGTCACAAGAACCACCTGGTCTTGCCAATTCGGCCGAGCATGACTTCGGGATTCCAACGTTCCATCAGGGCGAGGTGACCAAGCGCTCCTGCGATCAGATTCGAATACTGGATTGTCACCGGGACTGACGACGGGAGGAATGTGCGCCACGAATGGCTGGCGAAGGCAAAGACCTGTCGGGTCAGGTAGGTCATGTCCGTGAAGGTAGAATCGCGATGGAGGCTAAGAAGTAACGGACGTGGCGTGCCGTCCTCTGGACGTTTGACTTCCCTGGGGCCGGTCAGCGAGAGCAGCACTTCGCGATTACCGAGTTCGAGATATCGCCCGCGGGCTGGTGCGTAGCTCCCCTTGGTCCCGTTTGACTCGAAGTCAGGGACGCCGTTCTGACTCTTGTCGAACAGCATGTACGGGTGCTCCTCGTTCATCTGAAGGAAAGCGTACTCGACGTCGTAGTCGCCGAGTCCAGATACGAGATCCTTGATCGACTGCACTTCGTCCCCGCTGAACTTCTTGAACGTGGCATGGAAGACCAGCCGAACGGAATCCCTGCACTGCCAGTTCATCTCGCTACGGACCTTCAGAATCGTGGCCCGCAGCGATTCGAGAAGAGCCGTGCGGTAGTCATCCATCGAGACCGCTTTAGACAAATTGGAAAGGTAGTAATTGCCGTCGCCGCTAAAAACAGTGGTGATGCCCACGAACCGCTCGCGTTCGCCGAGGCGACTCTCTCCAATGTCCGCGCTCCCCAGCCCGATGACCAACTCGTGAGCGATGGTCGGATTTGCCTTCAGAAGCCACGGAATGCCGTTGAGCTTGGCGTAGGTGGCGAGAGCCATGTTGTTCAGGACGTAGATCAATTGGCTGTCGGGCCGTCGCGTGGTCTCGATCTCGAACTCCTGAACAGGAATCTGATGGGTATGAAACGAGACCTTGCACGCGAAGTACGGGTTGGCTCGCGGAGCGAGGTCGTGAAATGGCTCCTCTATCTGAACCAGCGCAAGATCGAGTTTCTGTCCATTGCCGTGGGCCTCAACAGCCTGCTGGCAAGCCTTCTTGTAGGCTTCAACAGAGCCGTTCGCGGCGAGGAAGAAGTCGTACTGGACATTCTTCAGCGCAAATTTGCGGACCAGCCCCTTCTCGAAGTAATTGGTCTTCTTCCGCCGAGGATCTCCTTTCGGCGCGGGCAAGACGACGCCGTTCACGAACTTGCGCACAAACTGCTCGACCTGGCCCTTCATGGATTGCTGGCACACGATACCGATTCGGGGCTGGTTCGGCGTAAACACCTGAGCGCTATACGGCCCGTATTCCGTCAGGCCCTTGTCATGCCATGTGTTCGTTTTGGAGCCAGTCTGGTCGAAGACGTACACGGGCTTGGGCGCATCTTCGATGCGGGGAAACGCGCGGTCAGAACTCGCAAGAAGCGGCCCGAAAGCGAAAGATACGCCCGGAGCCATTTCGTGCTGCTTCCCTCTCAAGAACTCAACAATGGTCCGGATCTTTTCGAGACGCGCTTTGCCCTGCCTCAGCGCCGCCCGCTGGCGTTCCAGACCTTCACGTACCTTTGCCGCGCAGTTTCCGAACTCGTGCGCAATGCAATCATCGAATGCGCGCTTTTCCAGCCAGACCTCACTGGCCTGGACCGATTCGACCAGATCGGGTGAATCGGTCAACTTCAGCAACGATCCGTCCACCGACGTGACTCGGCCCAACAGCTTCGTGTGTGGTGAAATTCGAGGATCGTCGCCCGATACTCGTCTGCCAACGTAGTGCCCCTCCAGAGGAAAGCCGTCCGCGATCAACTCAGATGCTTTCCGCTCGACCAGTCGCGTCGTGCGCACGTCCATAATTGCAGCGATGACGGGCTTCTGCTTGTAGAAGTAGACCGGACGGATCGCAAGCTCATATAGCAGGCGAACTGCCAGCCAGTCTGGCTGGTGAGCGCCCGGTGGAACACTCGATCTCAGAAGATCGTCACGAGCGATGAACTTCATTGGCTCATAGCTCAATACCGTTCGGCCGAGTCCGGTGAGGTAGGTGAGCAGTGAGTTGCGAATCAGGGCGGCGGCCAAAGGGAGATGTTCTTTGATCCGCAGAGCCTCAGACTTTCCGAGGAGCGGAGCATCGGAGACGACGGGGACAGCGAGAATGCCGTCCGGTCCGTCGCGCCGAAATACATGGGTGGTGTAGTGGTCGATTCGAAGCTGCTCTAAAACCTGCTCCCCGTCGTTTCCGTAGGGCAACCGTCCAGCGCTGATCTCGTGGTCATCAAATTGGATCGGCGAAAAATTCAGTATCAAGCTCACGGTAAAAGTTCCTCGGATGTGGCCCCGGCCAAGCTCAACTAGGCGGGAAGCACAACCATCCACAAGTCAACGAGCGCTGCTGAATGCCTCGAGTTCCTCAAGATCTTCCGTAAAGTCGAAAACCGTCTGGATCGCCGCGCCGGAGTTGTAGTTCTCGTTGTAGCTATCCACGTCGGCCTTGAGCTGCCGACAGTCCCCAACGATCTGCTGGCGCCTCTGCTGGAAAGCGATTTCCATGTGCTCCCGGCTGGCGGTGCGGATGTCTGCCCACAGGGGCATTTGCTCGCCGGCGCGATCCAAGGTCGCAACATGCTTCGCACGAACCCGTCGCCCCTGCGGGTCGGTTACGTATTCCTCGCGCATCGCACGCGACAACTCTTCGGCGCACTGTCTGATCAATGCCGATGGTTGGGGTGCCCACAGCCCCTTCTCTATGGCCCATGCCCCGATCTCGCGGGCTGTGGCTGTGGTTATGCCTGTCTCCCGCATGTACTTGTTCGCGATTTGCTGCAACTGCTCTGAATAGGTTGCCATCGACTGTACTCCTTTCCAACTTCTGACTATGCCGACACGGTGCTCCCCCATCCATCCGTCAGGGCGCACGCGACGATGATGTTCCTTACCTTTACCAACAGGTCCCTGCTGTGGGCGTAAGCGATCTTTTTCCGGTGCTGAAGCTGACCCACGACAATTCCGGGGTGCACCTCGTTGCTGTTGGCAAACGCGCTGATCTTTAGCTTCGAGTACAAGGGGTGGACCCGAGCGATGAACCTATCAAGCTTCGCCTGGCTGACAAGAAAGTTGACGGCGAAGAGATCGGCCTGCTTTTCGGAATCGACCTTGTCTTCAAACGGTTGAGCATCAACCCCTACCAGCTCGGTGTCCAAGGTCGGTGACTCCATGCCGTCCTTGTTCTTCACGTGGGCCATCTCGTGCATCAGCGTATGCCAAAACCAATCGATACGGTCGTAACGCACGGACAACGCTATGACGGGCGAATCCGCGTCAAGCCAAAAGCAAACGCCGTCAATCTTGGTGTGAGGCAGCGGCTCGACGATAAGAAATCGAATGCCGGCTGCCGACAGTACGCGGGGAATGTGGCGGGCCTCCTCCGGGTCGCGCTTGAGCTTCGCGAGCTGGGTCAAAGCCGAGTTGAGGGAACCCGCAGAAAACTTGCTCTCGACCTTCAACGCGCGGGCCAGTTGCCTCGCTCGAAACATCCAAGCTAGCTGCGCCTGCGTGAGAGAGCCGTCCGTCGACTTCCTCGCGGCGTGAGCAAACCGGATGGGCTGATCAAGGGTTGAGATCTCAAAAAAGCCGAGGACCTGCGTTTCGAGTATTTCCGCGTTGCTGGTCGTCTCGATCCAGCCGCGCCGCTGCATTTCCTTGATGGGCGCCTTGCCGTACAGGAGCGCTCTCCTCGACACGGTGTCGTCCTTGGCCGACACTCTTGAAAGCTGGTAGGATGCCTCCAGGTTCATCCATAGCTGCGCACTCGTACCAAAGGCGTCGCCCAAGCCTCTGGCAGTCTCGGGCGTGATGGACCGCTTTCCGGCGACGATTTCGTTCACAACCTGCGGGGGCCGACCTAAAATCTCCGCCAAGTCCATTTGCGTCCATCCGCGCTCGACGAGTTCTTCGCGGATGTATTCGCCGGGGGTGAATGCTTCCGGATTGATTCGCTGAGCCATATTAGTGGTAGTCCTCGATGTTGACAATCACAATCGTCTTTTGGGGGTAGTTCCCTTCGAACTCGATTACTAACCTCCACTGATCATTCAGGCGCAAAGAGTGCTGGTGCTGCCGACTGCCTTGGAGCTTCTCCATCCGCAGCGACTTCCAAGCATAGAGATCGCGTTCGTCCTGCGCCTGACGGATGTAGTTGAGGCGGTTCCGATACGCCTTCACGACAGCGGGCGGCCATCCGCCGCTGTAGTGCGGATCGACCTCCAGTTGGTCGTAACACGGATCTCGGAAGCGGACCTCCATCCACTTCTCAGTGTAATCGCCTTCGCGAGGTCTGTCAATCATGACTTCACGGCTGCCGTGTGTTTTGAAAACGGTATTGGGGAATCTGATGGGGTTTGGTAGCAGAATCGAAGGGCGGGGCAGCCAGCCAGCGGCCTCTGCGTGCGCGGACGCTTGGCCGGAGCAAGCATCTACGATACCCATTCTTTCCGATTTTCTGTCACAATTGTTGATCGATGTCCATTTCAGACAGCATTCCGTCCGGAGAGCTGCGTTGGTACTCCGTGAACGACGTCGCCGCGCACCTGGGCGTCGCCGCCGACACCGTATACCGCTGGATCGAGAACAAGGGGCTGCCGGCCCACCGCGTCGGTCGTCTGTGGAAGTGCAAACTGCCGGAGGTGGACGCGTGGGTGAGAGGCGGTGGACCTGCCGACACCGTTTCCGGCGGCAAGAAAGCCCAACGGCGAAGGAGCAGGTAGAATCCCACGATGAATCCACAAGACCTGAAACCCAACATCATCGTGCGCGGGCCCATGTTCCCGGAGCCCGTGAAGGTCATCCGGGTGGTCCCGATGGGTGGCTCGATCAAACTCGTCGGCCAGGGCATGAACACTGGCCTGGTGCACCAGCCCATCCTCTCGCCGGCCCAACTCGCCAACCTGGAGGGATCGCCGGAACAGCAGCCATTCGACGGCGATGCGACGAAGTTTAAGCTGGGCATTGAAGCCCTGCGGCTGGGGATCGCCTACGAATACGATCCGTACTTTTCCCTGTCGATAGCCAGAGTTGATCCACTGCCGCACCAGCTCGAGGCAGTTTACGACTACTTCTTGCGCCTCCCCCGAATCCGCTTCCTCCTCGCCGACGATCCAGGCGCCGGCAAGACGATCATGGCGGGCCTGCTCATCAAAGAACTGAAGGTTCGTGGGCTGGTCAAGAGAATTCTCATCGTGACGCCGGCCAACCTCAGTTTCCAGTGGCAACGCGAGCTCAAGGACAAGTTCCAGGAGAAGTTCGAGGTTGTTCGCAGCGACGTCCTGCGCGCCAATTACGGCTCCAATCCCTGGCAGGAGAAGAACCAGGTGGTGACGTCGATCTCCTGGGTTTCGCGAATCGAAGATGCCAAGGAGAGCCTTCTCCGCAGCCATTGGGACCTGATCATCGTCGATGAGGCGCATAAGATGAGCGCCTACAGTTCCGACAAAAAGACGCTCGCTTACGAACTCGGCGAAAAACTGTCGGAGATGACGGATCACTACCTGCTCATGACCGCAACGCCACACAAGGGCGATCCGGAGAACTTCCGCCTGTTTCTGCAACTGCTGGACCGGGATGTCTACGGGGACGTCGCCAGCATCGACGAGGCCATTCGCAAGCACGAGGCTCCGTTTTACCTGCGGCGCGTAAAGGAAGCCCTTGTCCATTTTCCGGACCCGGATACCGGCGAGGTCCGGACTCTTTTCACAAAGAGGAAGGTAGAGACCATCGGCTTCGCCATCGACGACGAAGAGTGGGAACTCTACGATGCGCTCACTCGTTACGTCGAGGACCAATCCATCAAGGCGGCAGCCGACAATTCCGCACGCGGCCGCGCCGTTGGGTTCACAATGGCAATGCTGCAACGGCGATTCGCCTCCAGTATCCGGGCCGCCCGGCGAAGCCTGGAGCGAATGCGGGACAAGAGGCAGCGGATATTGGGCAACCCCGCGGCCTATCGTCAGCAGCAGATCGACGCGCGCGTTCCCGACGATTTCGACGATCTCCCGGAAGAAGAGCAACAGGAAATCATGGCCGCGCTCGAAGATGCGGTCATCTCCGTAGATCCAATCGCGCTGAAGGAGGAGATCGGCCAACTGGATAAGCTTGTCGCGCAGGCGCTTCTGCTCGAAAAGCGCGAGGTCGAATCCAAGCTCCGGAAACTGCGTGAAGTGCTCACGCAGCAGGGCATCTTCGAAGATCCGAAGATGAAGCTGCTGATCTTCACGGAGCATAAGGACACGCTCGATTACCTCGTCGAGAAGATGCGGGACGAATGGCACCTGTCGGTAACCCAGATTCATGGCGGCATGAAGATCGGCGACCGCGACACTCCTGGCAGTCGCATCTATGCGGAGCGCGAGTTCCGTGAAAGCTGCCAAATCATGGCGGCAACCGAGGCGGCGGGCGAAGGCATCAACCTCCAGTTCTGCTGGTTCATGATCAACTACGACATTCCCTGGAATCCCGTGCGCCTGGAACAGCGCATGGGCCGCATCCACCGCTACCTCCAGGAGAAGGACTGTTTGATCCTCAACTTCGTGGCGACGAACACCCGCGAAGGACGCGTCCTGCATAAGCTCTTCGAACGCCTCCAGAACATCGAGTCCGATCTGGACCCCCAGCAGACTGGCAAGATCTTCAATGTCCTCGGCGAAGTCTTCGCATCGAATCAGATCGAGCGAATGCTTCGCGAGATGTATGCCCAGAACCGTAGTATTGAAAGCATCGAGAGCAGGATCGTCGCTGAAGTAGACCTGGATCGCTTCCGCAAGATCACGAACTCCACCCTCGAAGGACTGGCCAAGCGTTCGCTCAATCTTTCGGCCATCGTCGGCAAGTCAGCCGAGGCGAAGGAGCGCCGGCTAGTGCCCGAGGTGGTGGAGGACTTCTTCCTGCTGGCTGGGCCGATGCTTGGGGTGCATCCCAAGGAGATCGCCAAAGGGAAGCACTGTTACCGAGTTGGCCGGGTTCCGAAGAACCTTTGGACCACTGGCGACCTGCTGGAACCGCGATTCGGCAAGCTGGGCAAAGAATACAAGCAGATCGTCTTTGACAAGAGTTACCTGTCGGAGGACCCGACAGTGGAGTGGGTGACGCCCGGCCATCCTCTTTTCGAGGTCGTTCGGGAGGACCTGCTCCAGTCAGTCGGGCCGGATTTGGAACGCGGCTCGGTATTCTATGACGTCGCCCGAACACAACCGGCGCGCCTCGACGTGTATTCGGCGGCGATCCGGGATGGCCTGGGGAACATACTCCACCGGCGACTGTTTGTGGTTGAGACCTCCATGGACGGTGCTCTCGCTGTTCGGCAACCGACACTGTTCCTCGATGTGGTCCCGGCACCCGCTGATACGGAACCAGGCATTGATGACGGGTTGCCGGGCAGCGACGTTGTCGAGCAGTCCTTGATTGAGAAGGCTCTTGAGCCTTTCCTCGAAGAGATTCAACAGACGCGACTCAAAGAGATCGATACGATTTCCACCCACATGGAGATCAGCCTGAACGAGTTGATCCATCGCCAGAATCTTCGAATGGCTGAACTCATGAGCGGTGATCACTCACGCGAAGCAAATCCGCTGCTGGCTGCCAACATCAAGCAGGTCGAAGACAAGATCGACGAACTCAACAACCGCCTCGAAAAGCGCCGGAACGAGATTGAGCGCGAACGGTTCTGCACCATTGCGGATATCCAGCACTATGGCCGTGCGTGGGTGTTGCCTCATCCAGACCGGGCGGCGCCGAAGTTTGCCGCGATGGTGAGGGATGACGAGATCGAGAGGATCGCCATCCAAGCAGTGATCGCCCACGAAGAGTCTCGGGGCTGGCGAGTCACCAGCGTAGAAGCGGAGAACCGGGGATTCGACTTGATTTCGCGTCGGCCTCACCCAGAGGACCCGGAGACTGCAATCGAGGTCCGATTCATTGAAGTTAAGGGAAGGGCAGGCATCGGTGAGGTCGCTCTCACGACCAATGAGTTTAAGACGGCAGAGCGGCTCAAAAAGGATTTCTGGCTCTACGTCGTGTTCAACTGCGGATCTACGCCGCAGGTTCGGATCGTGCAAGATCCTGCCCGGCTCGGTTGGGAGCCGCTAGTAATCGTCGAGCATTACCATGTCGCAGCGAAGGCGATTCTGGAGGCGAGCCAGTGCTAGGTCCAGAACTTCACAAGCCAACAGGAGGTGGCTTCTCTGTCAGCTTTGGTTACCCCAGCGAGCAGTCCCTGACAGGCATGATTCGAGGCGCACGAGGCACCATCACATTTGTGGGACCCGGAATGACCGTTGGGCTTGCGAGTGCCATTCAGGACACTCTGAAGCAGCGGCAGGACATCGTACTCACGCTGACCGTCGACCTCGACCCCGAAGTCTGCCGATTGGGATTCGGAGAACTCGCCGCGGTCGAACTCCTTCAGGCGCTCGCCGCGCAGAGACCCGGCATCCTGAGACGGCAGAGTGGAATCCGGTTGTGTGCGCTAACCGTCGACAGCAACACGATAGTATTTCCTCCAGTCCCCCGCTTGGTCGAGTCTCCGCCCGAGGTCCCGGCCACAATCTCAGTTTCGGTTTCGTTGCCAGAGGGTGAGCCTGCCTCGATAGGCCAACAGGTTCATCACAACGTGTCCTCTGCCCCGGCAACACCGGACAACGTCCAGGTGCTGAAGCAGGATCTCCAGGAGAACCCTCCGCTGCCTTTCGACCTTTCCCAGAAGGTGCATGTCTTCAACGCCCAATTCGAGTTCGTCGAATTTGAGCTGAAGGGCCTTGCCCTCTCGCGAAAAAAGGTCCCCCTTCCGTCTTTTCTCATGGGGCTATCAAGGGACCCGAAGACCCAGAACCTGCTCCAGAGCAATTTCAGGCTGATCGGCGACGACACCGAACTCTCCTCGGACGTGGTGATGAAGCTGAAGCAGCGCCTAATCGACCGGTATCTGATTGGGCTGCCAAAGTACGGAAACGTCATCCTCCGAACCCAGAAGCCGCGCTTCGAACGGTCTGTGCGACTACTGAGGCACTTCATCGGGAGGTATCAGAAAAAGGTCGAGAAGCTGCTGGCCGACGAGATGAAGAAGAATCAGGATACGGTGGCCAAGATGTTGTTTCCGTTGGTTCGCCAAAATGTACCCTCGGACTGGCGGAAGTACTTCAGTGGGCCCCCTGCTGATGCCGACCTCCGGGACCTACTTTCCGATGAACTGGCGCGTGCTTTTGGCGCTCCGTCAGATCACTTTCAGAAAATGAGTTGCTCAGTTATTTTCAAGGGCATCACGTATGAACTGCTGAGCGACAAGCAGTTTGTCGAAACTGCCCACAAACACGTTAAGTCCGCAGTCCGGCTACATGTCGAGTACGATGCGGCAAAGGCGAGGCCTTAAGCCGATGAACTACCCGAAACGGCTTATAGAAGTTGACCTGCCCATCAAGAGGATCTCTGCGCACGCGCGGCGGGAGAAGTCGATCCGGCACGGGCACATTTCGACACTGCACATCTGGTGGGCGCGGCGGCCGCTCGCAGCCTGTCGTGCGGTCCTGTGTGCGGCGTTGTGGCCTGATCCGGCAGACCCGTTGTGCCCGCCGAAGTTCCGGGAGGACGCTTGCAGGCTGATCAACGAGTTTGCGGCTAAGGCTGTTTCGGACAAGGCCCTCTCCCAAGGTTGCTCGCATGACACCTGGAAGAAATGGCAGACGCTTGCGAAAACCCAGGGTGGTCTCGATTCGAAGAAGCCAGCCCATTGGAACGTACTCCGATTTGCACTATTGGACTTCATTGCTGATTTTGCAAACTGGGACAACTCAACGGTGCCAGAGTATCTAGAAATTGGCCGGGCGCTAACACAATCGGCCCATGAGGCCCTTGGAGGCGCGACTGGTACGCGTCCGTTGGTAGCTGATCCTTTCGCGGGCGGCGGCGCGATTCCTCTCGAAGCCTTGCGTATTGGCGCGGACGCTTTTGCGAGTGACCTCAATCCGATTCCCGTTCTGTTGAACAAAGTCGTGCTCGAATATATCCCGAAGTATGGACAGCGGCTCGCCGATGAAGTCCGTAAATGGGGGCAGTGGGTCAAACACCAGGCGGAACTGGAACTGGCAGAGTTCTATCCGAGGGATGCGAACGGCGCGACGCCCATCGCTTATCTCTGGGCGAGAACAATCCAGTGCGAAGGCCCCGGCTGTGGAGCGGAAGTGCCGCTCATTCGCTCGCTCTGGCTGGCCAAGAGAGACAGAGGCGCCGTCGCACTCCAACTCGTGGCGAATTCCAAGTCCAAGCGTGTGGACTTCCAGATCATTTCCAGGCAGGCCGATGGATGGGTGGACCAGAGCGATTCCAAAGCGGTAATCGAGAATCCAAAATTCGACGGGACCGTGAAGCGTGGCTCAGCAACCTGTCCGTGCTGCGGTTACACAACTCCGGTGACGCGCGTCCGGCAACAATTCAAGATTCGTCGCGGTGGTGCAAATGACGCGAGACTCATGTGCGTTGTCCAGACGTACCCTGGTGAGCAAGGTCGGGCATACAGATTGCCGACTCCTGGAGACTTTGAGGCAGTTCACAACGCGAAGAGTGAGCTTGAACGGCGCAAACACGCTCATAAAGGGCGTTTTTCTTTCGTCCCGGAAGAGCCTATCTCGCTTAACGAAATACGTCGGATAAGTCCCCCTATTTATGGCATGTCAACGTGGGGCGACCTGTTCAGCGAACGACAGAAACTCGCGTTGTCCACCATTGCGGCCCGAATCAGTACACTCTCGGAAAAACAGGATGTCGATGAGATAGCTGCTCCCGTTCAGACTCTCCTCGCATTCGCACTGGACCGGCAGGCCGACTACAATTCGTCCCTTTGCCGTTGGGTCGCTACCGGGGAATTCATCGGCAACACCTTTGGAAGACAGGCGATTCCGATGATGTGGGATTTCTGCGAAGTATCGCCGCTGTCGTTGTCAACGGGTGGCTTTTCTGGCGCATGCGAGTGGATTGTCAACGTTTTGGAGCGAGAAGCAATCCGCACGGGCATGGGAGGGCACGTGACGAGCGCGTCTGCTGCTGCGCATCCTTTGCCATCTGATTCTGCTGATGCGGTCATCACGGACCCCCCTTACTACGACGCAGTTCCGTATTCTCATCTAGCAGATTTCTTCTACGTATGGCTTAGGCGGTCGCTTGGAAATCTCCATCCAGAACTGTTCACTAGTGAGGCTACTCCGAAATCAGATGAAATCGTAGTGGACAGACCACATCACTTAAGCTCTTCGACAAAAGGGATTGCATTTTACGAGAGTGAGTTGACTAAGGCATTTGGTGAAGCCAGACGTGTGCTTCGGCCCGAGGGTGTCGCCACCATCGTTTTCGCGAGTAAGACGACGGCGAGTTGGGAAGCCATTTTGAAAGCAGTGGTAGATGCTGGCTGGATAATAACAGGCTCGTGGCCAATTGACACGGAAATGGAAGCGCGCATTGCCGCTGTGGGGCAAGCGCGCCTCGCGTCCTCCGTCCATCTCGTCTGCCGCCCGCGCAAGAAACTCGACGATTCAATGCGAACTGATGACATCGGCGACTGGCGCGATGTTTTGGCCGAACTTCCGAAGCGGATACATGACTGGATGCCCAGGCTGCAGTCCGAAGGTGTGGTGGGTGCCGATGCCATATTCGCGTGCCTCGGCCCGGCGCTTGAGATTTTTTCTCGGTACTCACGGGTCGAAAAGCCAAATGGTGACCAAGTCACTTTGAAGGAATATCTGGAATATGTGTGGGCTGCCGTGTCGAAAGAGGCGATCTCGATGATTTTCGAGGGCGCGGACACTGCGGGATTCGAAGAGGACGCTCGGCTGACGGCTATGTGGCTGTGGACGCTGTCCCCGGGACCATCGAATGGTGAGGCCCTGACTAGTGAGGAGATTGAGGAACCTGACGAAGACTCGGATGAGAAACCCACTCAAGCGGCAAAAACTGCGGGATTCACTCTCGAATACGACGCCGCCCGCAAGATCGCCCAGGGATTGGGCGCGCACTTGGATCTCCTAGTGAATCTGGTGGAGATCAAAGGGGAGACGGCCCGATTGCTACCGGTTGCTGAACGGACGAAAGCGCTGTTTGGCAAGGACGGGACCGAATCGCCCACGGCGAACCGGAAGAAGTCCGCGCAGCTTTCGCTGCCAGGACTGCTGGAAGAACTGGAACAGGAAGGCAGCGGGTGGACCCTGCAGAACGCGGCGAAACCCGGCAACACCACGTTGGATCGCCTGCACCAGGCGATGATCCTATTTGCTGCGGGCCGCGGCGAGGGTCTGCGACGTTTTCTGGTGGATGACGGTGTGGGAAAGGACCAAAGGTTTTGGAGCCTGGCCCAATCGCTATGCGCGCTGTATCCGAGTGGCACGGACGAACGGCGCTGGTCGGAAGGGGTGCTCGCACGGAAGAAGGGATTGGGACTGTAGGAAGCGCTTATGGCGAACTTGAAACCGTGGTACAAAGTCGTTACACCGCGCGAGGACCTGCGCGAATCAAAGCCTCTCGATGCCTCTGAATTCGCCGTCCATCTGGACCAGGTCCGTGACGGGCGTGCGCCAGCGGTATACCGAGTTCCTGAGGAGTTTTTTGATCGCACGTATTTGACTCGAACGCTGCTGGACCTCGCCAGCCAGGTCGTGCGGCGGCTGTCCGGCGAGAAGACCGAGACATCCGCCGTCTTCAATCTTGCGACGCAGTTCGGCGGCGGCAAGACTCACGCACTAACCCTCCTCTACCACCTCGCGAAGAACGGCCCGAAGTCTCACGCCTGGGCCGGAGTTCGTCGGATTCTCGACGAGGCAAAAGTCGCATCAGTCCCGGAGGCCGCCGTCGCTGTCTTTGTTGGCACCGAGTTCGATTCCATTACAGGCCGGGGCGGTGACGACGGTACGCCGTTGCGCAAGACCCCTTGGGGCGAGATCGCCTGGCAGTTGGGCGGTGAAGCCGGATTCGCCGTAGTCGCGGAGCACGACCGCCAGTTTGTCGAACCGAAAGGCGATGTGATCCAGGCTTTCCTGCCGAAGGACAAGCCTTCCCTCATCCTGATGGATGAGGTCATCAACTACACCAGCACCTATCGTCACAAGGGCTACCATCGCGCTCTGTATAACTTCATTCAGTCCCTCTCAGAGCAAGCTCGCGGATCGGACAAGGTCGTCCTCCTGGTATCCATTCCGGCGTCGGAAATGCCGTACAGTTCCGACGACGAAGCGGACGAGCAGTGGTTCAAGAAAATGCTTGATCGAGTCGGCAAGCCGATCATGATGGCCGCGGAGTCGGAAACCGCCGAGATCATCCGGCGGCGCCTGTTTGAATGGCAAGGGCTGAACGACGATGCCAAGCGAACCATCGCAGAGTATTCCGACTGGATCATTGAGCACCGGCAGCAGATCCCAAACTGGTTCCCGATCGACACCGCGCGCGAGGCTTTCGCAGCCACCTATCCGCTGCACCCCAGCGTCCTCTCGGTCTTTGAACGAAAATGGCAGACCTTGCCACGCTTCCAGCGGACCCGAGGGGTACTGCGATTGTTGGCTTTGTGGGTCTCTCGCGCCTACCAGGAGGGATTTCAAGGCGCTCATAAGGACCCGCTCATTGGACTGGGAACGGCCCCGCTGGACGACCCGATGTTCCGATCCGCGCTCTTTGAGCAGTTGGGCGAGAACAAACTCGAGGGTGCTGTCACGACCGACATTTGCGGGAAGAAGGACTCCCACGCTGTTCGCCTTGATGCTGAAGCCGTCGACACAATCCGGAAAGCTCGCCTGAACCGGAAGGTGGCAACGTCGATCTTTTTCGAATCGAACGGCGGCCAGGCGCGGGCCGAGGCCACGATCCCGGAAATCCGGCTGGCCGTGGCAGAACCCTCGCTCGACATCGGCAACGTCGAAACGGTGGTAGACGCGCTGGAGAACGCCTGCTACTTCCTGTCGGTGGATCGAAATCGGTACCGGTTCGGACTGAGCGCGAACCTGAACAAGCTGCTCGCCGACAAGCGAGCCAGCATCCAGCAACCCCGGATTGAGGATCGTGTGCGCGTCGAGGTGCAATCGGTTTTCTCCCAGGGCCTCCCTATCGACCGGATTTACTTCCCGGCGAAGAGTTCACAGATTCCCAATCGGGCGGCTCTCACTATAGTGGTCCTCCCTCCGGAGAACAGCGACGTTGACGACGCCAAAACCCTTCAATTGGTCGACTCGATGACCAAGCAGAGCGGGACATCAGATCGGACTTTCAAGAGCGCTCTTATTTGGTGCGTGCCGGACTCTGGGCGGCAGCTCTGCGATGAAGCCCGGAAGTTGCTGGCATGGGAGGACATCCAGGAAGAGGCCGCCGAACTCAAGTTGGAAGAACTGCAACGAAAGCAACTCGCCGAGAATCAAGCCAAATCGAAGCGGGACCTGCGGGAGTCCGTCTGGCGCACCTACAAGACGGTGATGCTACTCGCGAAGGACAATTCCATCCGCAGCATTGACCTTGGCCTGGTCCATTCCAGCGCCGACGCCTCGCTCGTCGGTTTCATTGTCCACCGGCTGACGCAAGACGGCGACATCTCCGAAGGCATCAGCCCGAAGTTCCTGGTGCGGAACTGGTCGGGCGCCCATAAAGAATGGAGCACCAAGGCGGTCAAGGACGCGGTCTTTGCATCGCCCCTCTTCCCGCGGCTGCTGAACGGCGATCTGATCCGGGATACCATCGCCCGAGGCGTGAGCAACAGCGTCTTGGCCTACGTCGGCAAGACTGCCAGCGGCAGCTACGACCCGTTTGTGTTCGGCGTCAGCATGAGCCCGCAGGAAGTGGAGATCTCGGAAGACGTCTATGTGATCACCGCCGAGACCGCCGAGGCGTACAAGCAATCGCTTTCCGCGCCACCCAAGCCGGTGGGTGCCGGGAGCCTGTTTGATCCGCCCGACGGTGAGACGCCCAAGACCGGCGGCACGGTCACCAGCACGACGAAGGATGAGGAAATCGAAAGCCCTCGTCTCCCTCCAGTCGGAGACAAGATCGCAGCCCTACGCTGGTCTGGCGAGGTGCCAGCACAGAAATGGATGAACTTTTATACCAAGGTCCTGTCACGATTCGCGACGACGAAGAGCCTGCGGCTGACGGTGGCGGTGGATGTCGCGCCGGACGGCGGCGTGTCCAAGCAGGCGATGGAGGAAACAAAGACGGCCCTCCGGGAGTTGGGGCTCAATGACGAAGTGCTCTGATTGTGCGTTGGGGAGCGTTTTTATCGGTCATTCTACACACGCGGTGATCGAATTCCCGACCAAGCCGCTGCCGGAGGCTCATGTGGGCAAACCCAATGGGGCCCACCACTGTAGCCTCTTACACGGAAACCGAGCGATGTAGTAGGGAGAGCCCATGGCTACTGATGCCGACAACCAACATTTGACCCAACAGAGTGACCCACTTACATTTGTCAAAGAGTTGGCGACGTACTACATGGACTTCCTTGAAACGGACTTCCATCGTCGGAAGAATCCAAAGAGAAGTATCCGCTTAAGAAGCGCGGACAACCTCTTGGTCGGCGTCAACCTTGCTCGATATCCCATTTTCGTTCAAGCCGCCTGGAAGGTGATCCTGTCCGGGTTCTCAAAGGACACCCTATCGGTAATCCGAAAGGGCGACTACCGCACCGCCTTTCCTGCAACGCTCCTTCAACTGATCAAGCTCGAAGTTGACAAGGTAACGGACCAGCAGATGGACGAATTGCGCTCCGCGGTTGGTGGTGACATCGTTCAACTCTCAAGAGCCAATCGAACTGATTACGAGAAGGCGCTTACGGTTACCATTGAGGCGGCCGCCGGCAGAATTCGCGCCAGGATACTGTCGCCATTCATGAGCCACATTCGGCAACCGCTAGAGCGCCTTGACCTCGGTGATGAAAGCACCGTCACCGCGATTGAAGAAGAACTCTGCGAACTCCTCATTGAGCCTGCGAGGAACAAGATCTCCGAACTCGTTCGCAAACTTATTACGGACACTCCGGTCGAACTTGGCGAAGAACTCCGGTCATCATTTAAGGCTGATACGGTAAGGCCGTTGGTCATGGACTTCTTTTCCAATTTCGGCGTCGGGGACCTCTTTCTCGAACTGTATGAGCTAGAGCGCAATAAGAGTATTCTCGATAAGCAAGAGTTCTATCTATATTTCTGCGACATCGCGTACGAGGGTTCAAAATATCCCATCTTCTACATCCCGTTCAGTACTGCGGTGAGGGAACACCGGTTGGTCGTGGAATTCGACGCCCAGGTGTACCTCAACAAACGCGCACTCGAATACGTCGTTCAGCAAGAAAATGAGCGTACGGGCAAGAAGGGGACGTTGCGGTGCACCGCTGACCGCATCGTGTATCTCGCCAAAGAGGAAGCGAGGTTCCCTCAATTCGTTTCGGCCGTTTTAGCGGAGCTCGGGAACTTCTTTCAACTCGACAAGTCGCTCGACATTGAGGACACAACACCCCGAGTCGCCAAGAGCGCGGCCGTGCGCATTACAAACGCCTGCTACATCGCGCTTTTCGATAACTCAGACGAAGCCCTTCTCAACGACTACGAACAGATTCTGCAACTGCTAGGCGCGGGCTCTGACACGCCAGTAGCTCAAGCCTTCAAGGGCCTGATTGACGATTTCATTCATCGGAATCCTGATTCTGTAGCTGGCGAAGTGGAGGATGAATGGGACGCCCTCGGTGTGCCTGACCGCCTGGTTTGCGAAAGCCCCATTGCTTTGAATAGCGAACAGCGTCAGATTCTGATGGCGCTACTCAAGGACCGCTGCAAGTACATTACTGTCGAGGGTCCCCCCGGAACCGGTAAAAGCCACACTATCACCGCGATCATCTGTAACACTGTCCTGAATAATCAATCAGTCCTAGTCCTGTCTGACAAGAAGGAAGCCCTGGACGTTGTCGAAGACAAGATCATCTCCACGCTGAATCGCGTCCGCAACGATAAGAAGTTTCAGAATCCCATCCTCCGACTGGGGGGCACTGGGAGCACCTATGCTCAGATCCTTTCGGGCGCGGTCATGGCGGAGATCAAAGCACACTACCGCGCTGTGAGAAAGCAGCACGAGGCGATACGTCAGACAATTACGGGTAGCTGCGCGGCACTAAAAGAGGACATCGAGGCGGAAGCGCTCAGCTACGGAGACATAGCCCTCTCCAACATCAAGGAATGGGCGGCTCTTGAGACAAGCCTGGACGGTGAAGGGCAACCGGTCGATTTTCGAGAGGTCCTCGCGCGCGAGGACTCCGTATCCGACCTTGAAGATCTTTACTCGATATCCAAGGCGGTCCAAGAACTCGGCGGGCTTGAACCGCCTCAGTCATCGATTGCGGCAGCCCTTGGTTCGAACGGAGTAGACAGCGTCGATACGGTTTCACGGTTCTTCAAGGCTGCCCTCAGCCTGGAGGAGATGCTCGTTCGGGCTGAGAACACATATCAGGGTGCGGCCAACGACTTGAGGCTTGTGCGGAGTCTCTCAGTTACTGACGGGGACCGGCTATCGGCCTTCATCCAGCGCTACGCGGACTTACGCAAGCCACTGATCGGTTACCTATTCTCGCGGCGAGCGATTGACGCTCTTGATCAGGAGTTTAGGGTCGCTTTCGCGTTCGGATCACCGGATGCTCCACATGTGCGCTTGGCAGACATTGAGAGAATCCGCAATATTGCACAATTCCTTAAAGGCGAAATGGAGCGCCTACCAACGCCTCTTCACGGAGACGGGCTCACGTTGTGCCACGCGCTGCTCACAGATCCCGACCTTCGCTCATTCCTGCGGCGACTCGCGGACTCGGCTCAGGGCGCGGGCCGCCTGCGTGAAACTCTCACGAAGTATCCGGCAACACTGGAACGGCTTGGTATAGCCGCGGACTTACGTGGCTTCTCCGCCAGCCGTCTCGCGAAGATGGCCGAGTCGGAGTTTGCACTCCTCGTCAGGTACGTTTCGCTGGCGCAGGAGCTCCGCCAAACATTTCGGCAGATACCGGAGGTCAATTACGCCGCGGAGCAGGAGCGGGTTCAGGATCTCGTAACCGTGTACATGACGTACCTGATGGACGGGCGAGTCATCGAGTTCTACGACAACCAGAAGAACATCGCCAGGTCCCTGCGGGACATTATTCGGAGTAAGCAGCGATTTCCGCAAACGGAGTTCCGAACGCTCAAAGATGCCTTTCCTTGTATCCTGGCGGGTATCCGCGATTACGCGGAGTACATACCGTTCGAACCTGAGATCTTCGATTTGCTGATCATAGACGAAGCGTCGCAAGTGAGCATTGCCCAGGCGTTTCCGGCTCTTCTCCGCGCTCGAAAGATTTTGATCCTGGGTGACAAGAAGCAGTTCAGCAACGTTAAGGCTGGCCAAGCTCGCGGCGATACGAACCGGGAGTATATGAACCGGCTGGAGGCTACCTTTCGCCAGCACGTGTCTCGTGATCCAGCGAAGGTCGTCAAGCTGGCTCGATTTGATATCCGCACATCAATCCTGGAGTTTTTCGAATACATCAGCAACTATCAAGCAAGGTTGCTGAAGCATTTCCGCAGCTACAAAGAGTTGATCTCGTACTCGAACGCCAAATTCTATCGCAACCTTCAAGTCATGAAGATTCGAGGCAAAAGCATCGATGACGTGATCCAATTCACGATCCTGCCGCCTTCTCCCGGCGGACCGGCGCCCAAGAACCGAAACACCAACCAACAGGAGGCGCAGTTCATCATTTCTGAACTCCTAAAACTGAAGGAAGAGGGGAGTAAGGCGAGTGTCGGCATCATCACGCCGCATACTGACCAACAAAAACTCCTTGTGGACGCGGTCGGCAGACTGCCTGAACGCGATTTTCTCTACAGCGAGTTCCGGCTGAAAATAATGACGTTCGATACCTGCCAGGGCGAGGAGCGGGACCTGGTTTTCTACTCGATGGTAGCGACTGGCAGTTCGGACAAGCTCTGGGGGGTCTTTATCAAGGATCTCGCGAGCGTCGATCTCGAGGAAGATGGGAAGTTGAAGGCGCAGCGCCTGAACGTTGGCTTCAGCCGCGCCAGGGAGTGCGTGCATTTCGTACTGAGCAAGCCGCTAGATGGGTACAGTGGGGCCATCGGGGAGGCTTTGCGGCATTTCTGGAGCGTGCGCGACGAGGCCAAGAAGGAGCACGCGGCGGCGGAAGTCGATCCCCGCTCGGCGCGGGAGGCAGCGGTCCTGACCTGGTTCTACCAAACGCGCTTCTGGAACGAGGAAAAGGATCGGATCGAATTCACCCCGCAGTTCAAACTCGGCAAGTACCTGAAGCAGTTCGACTCCTACTATTCCCACCCGGAGTACCGTGTAGACTTCTTGCTGCTTTATCGCCCTGCGGCGAGCGCCGAAAGGAAGATCATCATCGAATACGACGGTTTTAGGGAACATTTCGGAGAGGGGATCGGAATCGATGCCGCGAACTATGCGGATTACTATTCTGAGGAGGATGTATACCGCCAAAAACTCCTCGAAAGCTATGGCTACAAGTTCCTTCGCATAAACCGATTCAATCTCGGGGACGACCCAATCGCAACGCTTGATGGCCGACTGCGACGACTGCTTGGAAAGCAACCTGATCTCCCGCACAACGACGTCCTTGAAACGATCCACAGCGACATCCGACAGCTTCAAGAGGGAGGGCTGAAGGAATGCCCGAAATGCAAAGAACTGCGTACCACTGAAGAGTTCAAGGACGCATCCTTGGCTTCCGGGGTGGGCAGATTCTGTAGGTCCTGCAAGGGCGTCAAGAGGGTTCGGCCAGCGAGAGTCTCGCCGTCTCCGACCCTCACTTCACCAGGGCCTAATCCTTGTCCGAAGTGTGGGTCCCGTATGGTGCTTCGAACGGGACGCTTCGGTAAGTTCTACGGGTGCAGTAAGTACCCATACTGCCGAGCCATTCGGCCATTTGCCGCATCGACAGCGGGTCGGACTGGGTAGAAGGCGGTCCAATTTGAGCGTACTGTCAGGCGGTAGGAAACGCCTCCAGCAATCCAAAGAGGATGCCGCGGGACGAGTGCTCCGCCTCGCGCTTGACAGCAACAACGCGGGCGCCACGCTACTTCGCCGGCTGGAGGAGGATTTGAAGTCAGCCTACGGAAACGCGGACGACTACCTTCGGTCGCATTGACGTCCGCCTGATCTATAAAAACATCACCGTAGAAATGCTCCGCGATGGCACGCCGTCGCGGTCACTGGCGAAATTCAGTAAATAAATGAGCGGTCATCGCCCGTGGGCAGCGGTAGCGGCCATCCGAACAGGCACACGTGGTCGTAGGCCCAGAGCTTGATGGCCGGCGGTCCAATACGGCTGGCGTTTACGAACTCACGCATCCATGGCCAGTTGCCGTAATAGAGGCCCATCAGATAACGGCAGTGAGCTTGGTCCCAAGCGAGTTCCTTCCATGGGTACTGCGCGCACCGGGTGGCCTGGTCGAGGTTGTGGTTTATTCCCGGATATTGGTAGCCCTCGATCAGGAACGTGTCAAAACCGGAGCCCGCGCGCGTGGTCCATTGCGAGGGCAGGTTGATGTACCGCAGCAGCTTGCAGGTATCCGGGTCGTTCACGTCCATCGGCCACAGCAGCTCGAACACGGCGGACGGGCACTGCGAGAGAACGTAGCTCTGGATGGCGGCCACGTAGTTGTACAGGCGCGTCCGCAGAAAGTTTGCGTCGGCGTAGCTGTTGAGCGAGGGATCGTCGTTCGGCGTGTGGAAGGTCGCCAGCGCGCGGCCGAGTGCCGACTGTGCGGCGGCCTGCGTGTCCGCATCGTGAAACGCCATCCCGGACGCGTTCGCCAGGAACCACCAGAGGATTTCGCCGAACTGGAGTTTGGGCGTGAGTCCTGCCGCCAGCATAAGGCTTGCCATCGCGGCGAAGGCTTGGCCCATGTAGTTCTGCGGCCCGGTGCTGAAGGCGATTTGCGAACTGTTCAGCGTGCCGAATCCCGTGGCCGTCTCCACCGCCGTGCCGTCAGGGAAGCGTTGAACCCAGACAGCGCCACCGGCAGGATTATCCGGCGGTTGCACCAGTTCCTGGGAGAACGAGCAGACCGCGCTCATGCCGTTCGCCTTGAGCAGGCTGAAGAAATCCGAGTTCCAATCGCGGAACGCCCGGTTGAGCGCCGGCGTCTGGGTTGGATCGATCACCCACTTCACGCCATACGTGCCGCCCTGCATGTCGCCGGTCACCGCGGCGCGGCCGCTGCCGGTATTGGACGCTGGCAGTTCCGTGTAGACGTGATACTGCCACCCGCTCGCGAACGAATGGGAAGTGACCGTGAGCACGCTGCCGGAGACCGAGGCCCAGACGCCGTCGAAGATCGCGTTGATGAAATTGGCGAAGTGCCGCGCGATGGTATTGCTGCTGTCCTGCCCGCCAAACACCGTTTTGCCGATCGCCGAGGCGCCAATGTGCAGCCAGACGACATCCTGATCGTTCCAGTTGCCGGAGAACGTGACCGTGCATGTGGGGTACGCGGGATTGGACGCCACCGATTGCTTCCACCAGAAGACGCCGCAGTAGTGATCGATCTCGCCCAGCAGCCCGAGTTTCTGGATGTTCCACACCAGCCTCTGCGGCGACAGCTTGTAGGTGTTGTCCGTGTCGAAGTCGGTGGCCACCGCAACGGCGGTGGTCGTCGCCACCGGATCGGGGACGTCGCTCGGGACCGCGCATTCCAGGAAATCGAAATAGAAGTACCAGCCCTGGCTCGACGCGTTTTTGGTGCCCGAAAGCGTGATCACCACCTTGTGCTGCCCTGCTGCCACGCCGGAGAAGAGCAGGCGTCGAGTCTGGGAAGTTGTCGCGGTGGGATAGTAGCAATCGAGCGTCACCGGCGCGCCACCGTCCAGGGTGGCGGTCACAGTGCCGCAGATGGTGTCGAGGCGCGTGCCGACGTAGATAGCGTGGGTGTACTGGCAGTGCGTCTCGACGGTGACGCTGGCACCGGAAGCCGCCGCGCGGATCGCGCGTCCCTGGCTCCAGAAGGCGAATGCGCCGTTCACGGGGTCGTTGCCTGGCGCGGCCTCCCAGTACCCGGACGTGGTTACCCAGGTGCTGTCTTCTTCGATGCGGACCGACCCGGGTCCAGCCACCTTGAGCGCGCGCCTACTCGCCGGGCTGCTGGTGACCGTCCAGTTGGTGACCACCACTTTCCATTCAGTGGGCTGGTACGCCTGGCTGTTCGGGAGCGCGGGCGCGATGGTCCACCAGACCTTGTCCACGCTGCTCCAGCCGAGCGCAGTGAAATCGATGTGCACGTGCCACGATACGTTATCCGATGAGCCGCCCGACAGGTTCCAGTTCGTCGCGGTGAAGTACAGGCGGGCGCTGCTGTTGTTGTCCGTCTGATAGAACGCCACCATGTTGCCGTCAGCGCCCGGTGTGGCCGTGATCACCAACTGGTTCGGCAACACCACCGAGGCGGTGAGCACGGCGGGGCCGTTCAGCACCCAGTTTGTTCCGTTGATCTGGCCGGCGATGTTGTTCAAGATGCTCGCCGCACTCGTGCCTTGGGTCAGCGAGGCAGCCGCGGAGCCATCCGAACTCGACACCGCAATTGGGCCCGCGACGCCAGCCTTCAGCGTAATGAGGATCTCGTTGTTGTACTGGCCTCCCACGGTGGCCGTGCAGTTCGGGTCGGTGGCGTTGATCTGCGCCGCGACGTTGGCCGCTATCTGCGCGCTGTTCAGCGATCCTTCGTAGCAGGAATACGTAACGCTGCCGATCTTCACCCAGTGCTGGTAGTTCGACAGCGTGGCGCCCCCAGAGCCGTCGGAGCTAGAGACTGCCACAGGGCCATACTCACCGGACCTCAGCGCAATGAAGATCTCGTTGCCATAGGCGCCTCCCGTGGTGCAGGAGCAATTTGGATCGGAGGCATTGATCTGGGCGGCGACGTTGCTCGCGACACCCGCGCTGTTCAGCGATCCCTCGAGGCAGGAATAGGTGTTCGATCCGATCTTGACCCAATGGTTATAAGCCGCGTTCCCCTGCCACCACAGGGCTTGGTCGGTAGTCGCCACCGATCCCTGCCACCACAGAGCCTGGTCGGTGGTCGGATTGCCGGGAATGATCGCTGGGCTGATGAACGACTGGTTCTGATACCACAGCGTGACCTTGTCGCCAGCCTGCGCGCTGGTTTGGTTGAGCGTGAAGGTGGCCGATGCCCCCGCGCGCCCAGTCGTGTTGCACGTGATCGTGATGCCGGTCGTTCCAATCCACTTCACGTCGGTGTGACCGACGCCGTTGACGGAGTAGTCGAGGGTGTTCCAATCCGTCCACGCGCTCTTGAGCGATTCCCAGGATTGAATGCCTTGCCAGGTGACGTCGAAAGCGAGCACGAGGCCGGTGAGATCGCCGTCCGGAAGATACGAGAACAGCGGGTGGCCGAACGGATCGTCTTTCTGGAACAGGACCAGCACGGCGAAATCGGCCAAATCGCGGAACACGCCGGACACGGTAAAGCCAGTGTCGGACGCACCCCACAGTGCCGCTGCCGCGCCGTAATCGTCAAAGCCCTGCAGCGCCATGGTGCGATGCGGCTGCAGTTTGTAGATTTGGTCCACTTTACGAGTAGATGAAGACCGAGAGGTTCGAGCCGGGGAACGTTGTGCCCACCGCCGTGATGCCAATGGAGACTGCCGTGTTTGCCGGAATCTGGGTAAGAGCGCCGACCTGCGATGGTGTAGCGACCACCACGGTCTGGCCGGCGGAAATGCTCAGGGTGAGCCAGGCCGCGCCACCCACGTAGATCGTGAACGTGATCCCGGAGCCGGTGGGGGCCGCTTGCACATAACCCTTCACGTCGCCGACGGTCACCGGGCGATTCAAATACAGCGGCTGCGCCGCGTTCGATTCGACGCCGAGCGTGCCCTGCATCTGAAAGACGAGGCCAGCAACTTTCGAGAGTCCTTCCGCGCCGAACACCCAGTCCTCGCGGATCGGCGCATCGCCGTCGGGCGACTCGTTGCCGTTCACGTCCACCGTGAAACCTGCTATCACGAGAGCCTCGTCCACGAAATTGCTGGTGGGCATGTTGATCGTCGTCACCGCCAGTGGGTTGCCGTTATCGAGCGAGGTCGTGTCGCAGGAGTAGGGCCACATCGGTTCCTCGATGATCCACACATCGCCGGGATTGATGACCATCGGAAGGTCCCACGTGATGGTGGTCGCCGTGTTCGCGACGATCTTCCGCGGCGGCGTGCCGCGCGAGACACCCTTGATCACTCGCACCAGGTTGCCCACCTCCGCACCGGGCGTCATCCCGGCGGGGTATGCGATGTTCTGGCACCCGGAGTCCGTTATGGATGTGGGGTTGGCGGAGTTCGACGCGTCGGCGCAGTACCGGACCACCAAGCAGTCGCCCGCCTGCACGATGCCGTTTGGGTCGGGAGTGACGCCGATGGTTCCGGTGCTGGAATCCCACGAAGTGACCGTCGCACTGAAGAATGGCGTGGCGCTTTCCGGCCTACCGATGATCGAGATGATGCGGCCCACCGGCGTGAACGAAGGATTACTGGATGGCGGGCTGCCTTTCAGGTAACCGACCACGAGCACCCCGGTTGAGACGCTATCGACGGGCGCGCCAATGATCCCGCCATGAATCTCATGCTTGGCTTTCAGCCGAACCTTGCTGACATACGGCGACGGCAGGGCCCACGTCGAGCGCACAAGCGGCCCGCCGAACGAGATCGATCCAGGCGTGTAAGTACTATTCGGACCCGCCGTCAACGCTCCGGTGGCCTGCGCGCAGATCAGATCGTCCTGGGTGGCCACAAACAACACGTAGGAAGCGAGGCCCGCGACCGCCGGCCAGGTGATGCCTTCCAGTGTGAACGCGCCACCCGCCGCCGCTCCGGTCCCGATGATGGCGATGTTCGACGGGGCCGAAGGAAGCCCGTTCGAGTCTACCGCACAGATGGCCACGCGTAGCGTCACATTGGCCGGCAACGATCCACCCGTCGTAGCCTGCGTGATCGTTCCGATTCCGGGCGCACCAGCGCCGGTGGCGCTGAACTCGTTCACCGGCAGCTTCCCTGTCACCACCAGGTTTGCGAGCATGCTGCCGTCTGCCATCTGCGCGTAGGACTGGTTCGTATCGAAGGTCCACTCGCTTGGAAACAGCGCGTCATTCGCCGCCGCCTGCACCTGGTACGGTGCCCACGCCGGCCCGAGCGGAATCGAATAGAACAGAGGCGGCAGGGGTCCGGGCACGACGTCCATCGGCTTCGGCCCGACGTCCAGATCGTACATGGAGTCCGTGACGGTCTGTCCTTCGATCTGCACCGACCAGTCCTTCTTCAAGCTCCATCGCTGAATCCTGAAGGACATCGTTATGATTTGGAACGGAAGATTGGTTCCGTTGCCTGGCGCCGAAGCCAGGAGCAAGCCGGTCACGGTGTGGTAGGTCGGGTCCGTCGTGTAGCCCGTGATCAACACCTGCACGCCGTTGATCACGACCTCCTTGCTCTGCATGGACGTGTCGAAGGCATCGCCGCTGGCCCAAGTGACCGAGGTGCCGGTGACGTTGCATGTCCCATGGAGTCCGGGGATGTCGGGATGCGTCATCGAGACCACCTGTCCGACCTCGTTGCCGAGACCAAGCAGGGTGGTCTGCCATGCGGCATTGCGCGCGTCGCGCCACTCGGCGGGATTCACGCCGCCGATCTCTTCGCGCGTGCGGGTTGCTCCGATGCGCAACGCCTGGCTCAACGTCGAACAGCCCACCGAATGCATTTGGCTGGTGAGCGGAGATCCGCCGCGCCCGTAATACGCCGCGTGGCTCTTATCGCAATACTCTGCCGTGTTGGCCTGGTATTGATAGGCGACGTCGGCGAACGAAAGCACCAAGTGCTCGAACCCGGCTTGAATCGGCGTCAGCCGCAGGCTTTGAAACAGAGAGTTGGCGAGCGTGTATGCATCCACCGCGCTGGCGTTGATGCGGCATCCGAGCTTCAGCTTCCCGAACTCCCAGGTGTAGAATCCCAAGCAGCAATTGAGCACCTCGGTGAGCCAGTCGCGGAACGGCTTCTGGCTGCTGATGATTCCTTGGAATTGGAACTGCGTTTCCACCCCGGTGCCGAGGATGGCCGCGACCTGGTCTGCCGCGATCTCGGCCGCGCCGCTTCCATCGCCCACTATCAGCGACGGCAACACGAATGTGGCGAGCTGCGCGAATGACGTGGGACCGCTTCCTCCGGCCGGATTCGAGCCGGTGGACGGATCGCCATACAAGCCCATCGCGCGCAGTAGCATGTTGACGGCGATCCAGAACGGATTGATGAGGCCTCTGACCGCCGTGCGGTTGCCGTTCTGGTCCCACGTCCAGCCCCACATCCCGTAATCGATGGGGACCGTCATCTGGTGCTGGTCGGGAGTGCTGGGCTGAATCGTTGTGGACTTGACGATGCGAATCTCGCACGCTGCCGTGCCCGCAGCGTAAACATTCGGCTCCCACACCTGGGGCGACCCTTGCCCGAGCGAGAAATAGTCGGTGCTCGAATTCGCCGGGTCGCTGCCGGTGACGTAGCGCAGCCCCATGCCCGGCTGGTATTTGGTGACGTTCAGGTTGCCGTCGAGCTTGAGGCCCTGCCATAGGTACCCATCGACCATGGGAGCCACCACGTACCGATAGCCGTCCGCGTTCGTGACCACCATCGACGCGGTGAATCCGCCGAGAGGGCCAGCGCTGAGAATGCCGAGCGAGTCGGCGTATCCCGATTCATCGCGATACGCGACCATCAGCGCGCTGGCCAGGAAGGCATAGAGGGGATTGCCGCCGCTGTTGCACCAGATCTCTGGCAGCGCCAGCCCCCAGACCGTATCCGAGAGGATCGACGTGGCCGTGACGGTGTTGCGGCCGAAGCCGAGGAAGCCGGTGGAATCGTCCTTGATGACTACGCCCTGTGGGTCGGCCTGGTGCGCGCCGAAGTAGGGAGCCATGCCGTGAACCTGGCAGCCGTTTGTCGATTCGAGGTAATAGTCGCAGCGTCGTGGGATCGCCGCCCGCCGCCGTTACCGCCGCGGCGCTGCGACCCCTTGAGGCCCACGGACAGTTCACGCCATCGTTGTAAGTCTTCCAGCACTGGCGGCTGAGTTGCCGTTCCGGGTACTGGTTCATGATCTGGAAGAAGCCGTCAGAGCAGGTAACCGGGAAAATCGGCGTGCCATCGCTGGTGAAGTTCTGGATGACGCCCTTCCAGAGTTGCAGCAGAATCCCGGAGTTCACATGGAAGAGACACAGGTCGATCTCGGCGTACTTCATGTCCGTATCGTTGGCGAGTTGCGTCATAACGCGGTCGCCGTTGCCGAAGGTAAAGCGGACGTTGTCGGAGGTGCCTTTGATGTCCTGCGAGATCAGGACGTCGGAGCCGGGCTCGCCGATCCCAATGAGGCGGGGCAGGTATAGCTGCCCGCCCACCGTGACGCGCCGGTCGGAGACATAGATGTCGGGGACCGCGGACTCGCGCACGCGGATGTGGACCAGGGGGACGATCTGCTGGACTTCGGAAAGCAGTGCCGTGGACAGCGCGGTCGAGGGGAACCGCAGACAGGTGGAGTTGACCGCGTAGGTGGGCGCTTGTGTCGGATCGACGACCTCGACAAGGTTCAGTCCGACCTGCGCGGCGTTGCGCAGGTACTCGAACGAGATCGGCGTCTGCTCAAAGGTGACCAGCACGCCGGTGGTCATGCCAGCGGGGTTGGGGACCGTGTAGGTAAACGCCTTCCACGGTCCCCGCATGGATTCCCAGAACGCCTTGAGCTGGTTCGTTTCGGCCCAGTTCAGGTTCTGGTGCTTGAACTGAAACTTGCGTGGGCCGATCCCGACGTAGTACCGCTGCTCCTGCTTGGCATCGAGGCTGCCGAAGCGATGCACGATCACCGGGCGTTCGACGGAGAAGCCGAACGGGTACTGCGTGATGAGCGGGAATGTCTGGCCGGAGTTGATCACCGTGGGGACGGCGATGCGGCCAATGGTGTCGGGCATAGCGTTGTTGAAAAGGGAGATGGGCGAGCGCGAGTTTTCAGGCACGGCTCGTGGATATCAGATGTGCTCAGCCGGTAATGCGGCCCTAACCGATTCGAAAGTGCGGACTGCTGATACCGCCGAATTGCCCGCAGCACTTTTCCGGACCCGGAAGAGCGGTCTAGAAATCGGGAAGCGTCCAGCCCGTCACACCAAAATGATCTTCCACGACCTCACGGAGTGCGCTTTCGAATACCTCTCGCGACTTAAGGAGCCGGATCAGATTACGTGCTTCCTTTCTCTGATCGGAACCGTATAGCGCCAGGGCTCCTCGCATTACGGTCCTTCGCGACTCTGGATTCTGAATCACGCCACCAAATGACTCGTCGCCCCGGTCCAACGCGGTTTTGACTCCATACGCCCCGATATCGACTGCGCCGATGAGGCCGCGCCGGCGAGCAGTCGTCTTTAGAACGTGGTCAAGGCTGTGAACGTTGTTCCCGAGCAGGAACGCAAGCACCCGGCCGCCAGTCCGATATACGTCGGCGGCTTTGTCGGTGCAGGCGTCGCCGTAGGGGCGGCAGATGTTGCGATTGTGCTCGATGAACTCAAAGCCGTCACACTCCTCCAACGAGACATCGGCTTCGATCATGAATTCTGAGGTATTATCGCTCTTCCAATACCATGTGCCATTGCGGAAACGTAAAGGCCCACGGTCCTTGGCCGGATCGTAGGGTGTGACCTTTTTCGGCACCGAATCGCTGTCTGTCATCAGAATGCGGTAGGCGGCCGGATGATAGTCTGACATCGGCTCCACCCAATAGAATCTACGGCCCTCGATCAGCGTTTCCCACGGAAGCGAGAACTGAACATTTCCATAAATTGAGCCCGGCCCCCAGGTATTCGCCGACACCCACGTAACCGAGATCCGCGACGTTTTCAGGCGACTCTCATCGTAGATAAGGCCCGCCTTCAACTGCCCATCTTCCAAGATCCGTCGCGCGATTGGAACATGCACGACGTGGTGCCACCTCCACCAGTTCCAGCCCTGCACGTTCGTCCGCGCGATGTCCGTGGCCTGCGCCCAGTTGCCGCGGAACACCACCGTCACGCGCCCCTGCGTGTTGTTGCCGGTGGGATCGTAGTTGCTGCCGATCTGCTGGCCCGACGCCACGTCGAACGGGTTGTAGAAAGCGAACGGCGTCAGGCCAGCGTTCTGCGATACCCAGAAGCTGTACAGCGCCGAGAGCACCGATGCGCTCAATCGTTTGCTGAGCCGGAACGTGCGGCGCGAGGTCTGCGCAAGCTGCGACCGCTGGATCGTGCCGTCGTGATACTGATTCTGGAGTTGCGCGTACTCCCGCAACTCCGTGAACGCGGTGCACAGCGAGGCCGGCATCACCCCGTTGGGTGCGGATTGTACGAGATTGCCTGGCACTTTGAATCACGCCACCGTCAATCCGGGCAACTGCATGTTGGCCGACTGCTGCGTGCGCCCGTAGCTCGAATACTGCGCCGCCATCGCCTGGTCGGTCACGAACTGCGGCGTGACGAACTGGCCGGTCATGAAGTTCGCGGCGTCGTTGCCGCTGATGTTCAGCGAGAGGTACGTCGCACCGCTGCCGCCAGCCGTGTTCGGGCCACCGGGCGTGGGATATGTTCCCGCCGCGATGCCGCCGAGCGTCGGAATGTTCGAGGCGTAGGCGTGAGCCTGGCCATCCTGGTAGCTGGCTTGTTGATAGAGCTTGCCGCCCTGCTCCACCAGACTCCCCGCGTATGGCGTCGTGGCCGACAGCGGCATCTTCTGGCCGGTCGCCTCCGAATACAGCATCACGAGTTGACGGACGCTCGGGGATCGCACCGCCACCGCGATCTGGCCGCCGAACTGCGACTGCGCGATCTGGACCACCTGCTTGATCGTGCCGCTGTTCTGGGGAATATCGACACCGTAGATGCTCTTGATGTCGTCGTGCGCCTCCCTCTGCGGAGACTTGACGCCGGCTATCATCTCTCCGATGCCAATGCCGAAACCGGCGGCGCCGCCAATCAGCGCGCCCAACGGGCCTCCCATCTGGAACCCGATGGCCGCCCCGCCAGCCGTCCCTTCCGCTGTGCCCGTCCACGTGCCACGGCTGTTCCCGAGCAGCCCTTGTTGCGCAAGCATCGTGCCGCCCGCCAGCATCGCGGCCCCGGCCACGCCACCTACACCCGTGATCTTGCCGCCGGAATCTCCGGTTTGGACGTCGTTGCCGTTTTCATCCGTGCCGTAGGTCGGATTAGACGGGCTCCGCTTGAAACTCCCCCAGTTCGTGCTCTTGAAGGTTACTGACGATTCCCGCCAGACCGTTCGGCCCACTCCCACCAGCCGCGCCGCCGCGCGCACCGCCGAACAACATCGCCAGCGGATTGAATCCGCCCGTCCCGCCCGGCGCCCGATTCAACGTCGGCGTCCCCGCCGATGCACCGGACCAATCTCCGCCGCCAGCAGCCCAAGGAGCGGGAGTATAACCGCCGGTGGCCGCGCCCGACGAAGAGTGATCCGTCCCGCCGACCCCCGCTCCACCGCCAGCCGCTCCGGAGCCGCTACGCGTGCCGCCGCCGAACAGCATTGCAATCGGGTCGAATCCGGTACCACCGGAACTCCACGCGGCCGGGGAGTAGCCGCCCGCCCCCGTAGGCGCGCTCATCTTGGCCGGCGCCGAGATCGATGGAATGGAGATTCCCAAAACGCCCGCAGCGCCGGCGGCACCACTCTGCAAGGATGGAGCAGCCACTCCCATGCCTGCGGCCAGGATAGCCGTCAGTGCCGCCATCACCGCGCTGTTCTGCATGGTCGCGGCGGTGTTCTGGTCGGTGGACACGCGCACCGGGTCCTGCTTACCGCCCTTGAACACACCAGCGAGCCCGCCCTGCCCGTCCGCGCCGTAGATGATCGGATGGAGGACGTTCGCCGCCATGCCGCCCAGCGTTTCGGTCACCGGCTTGAGCACCGCGGCGTGGACCGTACTCAGCAGATCCTTGCCGAAGTTCTTGGGCTTGGTGAACAGAACGTCGATCAGCTTTTCTGCCTGCTTCTGCAGGCTGTCGAACTGCGACTGGATCTCCTGCTGGCGTTTCTGCTGGAGTTGCGCCTGCTTTTCCTCGAACTGGTCCTGCGCCTGGGCGATTTCCGTGTAAAGATCCTTCTGCGCCTGCGCCGCCAGGACGGAGCGCTTGGCCGCGTTCTCTTCTTTCGATATCCGTTCCGCTTCGATCCCCGCCAACTGGACAGCCAGATCGAGCCGGATCTGGTAGGCTTGCTGCGCCGCTGCCTCTTCCTTTCGCGCCGATAGCTCCCGCTTTTCGGCCTCAGACATGGCCATCGGCGTTTCCTGGCCGGCAGTCAGTTCCGCCATGCGCGCGGACCGCGCGGCGCGCCGCCGCAGTTCATCGCGTTGCGCCTGGACCCCGATGTCCTCGATCCGTTCCTGCGCGGCGAAGCCTTCCTCCCACTCCTTCATCTGCTCTTTGCTCGGCATCATGAGTGCGAGCATTTTCTTCTGCTGCTCGGCCGCTTGCTTGTCGGCGTACTTTTCGAACTCCTCCCATGCCTTCTTCGACAGGACGGCTGCCTGCTCGTCCGCTGCTTTGCGGATCGCGGCAATTTCCGATTCCGAAGCCTTGACCTTCGCGGCCTGCTGTAGAAGCTGGTCGCGCTGATAGTAGATTTTGCCGATCGCGTCAAGCTCGGCCTCATCGCCCTTCTTCTCGAACTCGGCCGCCTGGCGGCGGAAATCCCTGAGCTGCTCTGCACCCTTTGCCACCGCGTCCAATGCCGCCTTGCGGCGTGCTTCGGTGGCTTCCGCAGTGTGGAGTTGTTGGCCCAGATCCTGTGCCTGAGCCTTCGTCAACGGCTTGTCGGGTTCGAGCAATTGCTTCTGGAGCCGCTCGACATCCTTCTTGGCATCGGCGTAAGCCTTCTCCATGCCATCGTGCGTGCCGAAGAACCGGGCGCGAATGCGATCCGTTTCTTCCTTGCCTGCACGCAGGTCTGTCCGCTTGGTGGCTGCCTCGGCATCGTTCAGCATCTTCTGCAACTGCTGAATCTGGTTCTGAATGTCGTCCGCACGCTTCGCTCGGGCCTCCTCGTCGCGCGTGGGAGCGATGGCTTGCAGAATGCCGAAGTCGCCGACCAGCCCCTGCTGTTGGGCCCGTAAATCCTCGATGCGCTTCAAGGTGGCATCGCGGTTCTTCATGATGTCCGGCGCCCGGCGTTCCAGGTCTGCCACTTCCTGACGATGACCGGAGATCGACATCTTCGCCCCAATGCCGCCCGCCGCCCGAATGTCGGCGGCATCCTGCATCGCCTGCTCCTCTTCGCGGCGCTGCCGTTCATCGTCTCCGGCGGTGCTGATGTTATTGAGGAACCAATCGACGCCCTTACCGACCCACGTCACGGTGACAACCAGACCTTCCTTGAACTTGCGGACCAGCGCGTCCCACTTGGTTTCGAGGACGGTCACTTCACGCTGGTATTCGGCAAAGCGGCGGATGTCTTCCTCGGTGGCCCGAAGCCCTGCTCGTGGGCGACGCGCAGGTTCTCGTTGAGTTCCGTCATGAACGGAATCGCCTCCACGCCGACCTTTTTGAACAGGTCCATGGCGGCGGCGTCCCGCTGAAGGCCTTCCGGGAGCTTGTTCAGACCCTCGGAGATCTCCGTCAGAATCTCAGAGGTGGGTTTCATCTCTCCGGTGGCGGTGTGAAAGTCGATGCCCATCCCGCGCAAGGTGGCCCGCGCCTTTTCGCCTTCCCTGGAATTGTCGTCGGCTGCCTGGGACAAACCACGCATCAGGCGCTCGACAATCGAGATGTCCTGCCCGACCGCGCGCGCCGCGAAGCCGAACTGCCCGACTTCCTTCGCGGTCAAACCGGTACGCAGTTCCGCGTCCTTCACGCGAGTGCCATATTCACCCAGACTTTTCGCAGCCTCGAATGCGGACGCCGCAATGGTGCCCAATACAGCAGCGCCAGCCGTGACAGCAATGCCAAAGGGACCAAGAGTCGTCAGCACGGACGAGAGAGCGCCCTTCGCCCCCTGGAGCGGATTCTCCATGAATTGGCTGACCCGGTCACCGAACGATGTGATGGCTTCGGACTGCTTCCGCAGCGCTTCTTCGGCTTCCTTCGCCGCCTTAACCGCGAGAGCTTCGCGCGCGGCCTTCTCCTCCATGGCGATCATCTTTTCGTAGGATCTGGTGATTGCGTCGATGGCCTGCGGCTCGCGGTTGTATCGCTGGAGAAGCTGGTCCCGCTGGGTGATCAGCCGGTCTACGCCGCTCTTGCCATAGGTCTCGGCCTGCTTTTCGAGGGAGGCGATGAGCCGCTGGACCGAGGACCGGGTCTGATCCGAAATCCGGATGACCTTGCCGTGCGACGATTCCGCTTTCTTCTCGAAGCCGTCGAGGGCGGCGTTGGCCTTGTCCGTTATCGGGGTGACCTGGTCCTCGGCTTCGAGGATTACGCGTTCCGCTTGGTCTGCCATTTACGCTGCCTTGAGCATCACGAAGGGACGAGCCTGAAATGCCGCGAGCACGGCCTGGCGGTCGCGCGGCGATACACCCCACTGCGCCTCGCGCCGGTTGTTGAAGGCGGCGATCTGCGAGGCGGTCATCCGCCGGCCAGGCAGAGCCTCGTCGAGAAACCCAATCGCCGCGCGATTCTCGTTCGCGGTCAGGACCTTAAGGCACCGCAGAGTGTGCCCGCTCCAGGTCCAGTCGCGGATCGGCTGGAGACCGCGCGCCGACTTGTAGTCGGGGTAGCCGCGTCTGCCCGACTGGCCGGGCTTCAGTGGCGCGGCTGCCTGGTCGTAGATGTTCTGCCCGCTCTGAATGCGTGCCCGGATGGAATCCGCCAGCACCTGTGCGAATCCCTGCATCTCGGTCGCGGTATACCCCGAATAGGCGAAGCGCGCGCGTTTGATTACAGTTTGGAATCTGGCCATGATCACCTGTGTTCTGGATGGGTAACAGCCGTACGATAGAGCGTGATAGCGGGCCAGTATCCGAGGTGGGCGTGTTAGGGCCAAGTGGACTTGGCAGATCTCCAAAAGGCAGTGTCGCCTCGGCGAGCCAGAATGGTGCGGGCGATTCCTTCAAGTGGGTAGTGAGTCAGTTTGAATTTCTTGTCAACGCCACCAGTGCCGATTCGATTTCCTCGGACCTTCGCTCCAAAAACGATACTTCATTTCCACTAAGCCCCCGCGCAGTTGGATTCACTATGCCGCGCTGTATTTCCGCAAGGGCCTTGCGCGCATTTTCGACAGAGTTGGCGAAGTTTCCGTGGTGAGTGTGAAGTCTTGCGCAGTCAATAAAGGTCATCGCGAGATCTGCTTCCATCGACAGGAATCCAAACCAGCTTGGCATTGCATGTGCCATTTTGATGTGCCGTGACAATCGTACCACTCGCCAACCAGTTGGGGACCGCGCAACCGGGAGCGGGAGGCGAAGCGGGATCGCTACGAAGAAAGCTTACCCAGTTTTTCTGCAGTTATCGGAAAGAACGCCCTTTCCTCTCTGGTTAGCGGGAACCATGAGCGCCGCCGTCCCCACGCTTGATCTGCTCCTGCCGCTCGGCTTCGATCAGTTCCAGCACCCGGAACTCCTCTTCGGTGATATCCGCCAGCGTGATCGTCAGCCCGATACTCTTTGCATTCAGAATGCGGAAGCACCGCCGAACCAGAGCGCCGTTCGGCGTGTCCATCGCCTCTTCGAGCAGGTTCTTCGGACAGCCGGGCCCATGACTAACGTCGATGGCCTTCCAGTCCGCGCCGCAGGCGGGGCAGCCTTCCAATTCGGTCTGCGCCGAGTAGCCGCACCGTCGGCAGCGGAAGACGCGGTCGGGACAATCTTCGTCCGGCCCACACAGCCCGCCCTGGTGCAGCACCGACCGGATTAGGAAGCAAACGCCCGGCTCCTCCGGCCAATCGCCGGGCGCGGCTATTCCGGGTCTTCGTCAGCCTCGATGGCCAGTTGCGCGATGACCTCGGACACCGCAGCCGACTTGTGAACGATGGGCACGGTGCCGGCGTACCCTTCGTGCGAGATGTGCAGCTTGTCGTAGAGCGCGCCGCTCGGCTCCAGGAACGCGCGCGTCTCGACGGACCTGCGGGCGGCCACGACGCTGGTCGAGGCCCGCTCATGGTCCTGCATCTCCTTGGCGGTGGGCATCCGTAGCACGTGAACTACTCGCGTGCCAGGGACCTTCATCTCGATCCTGTAATTGATACCTTCGCGCTCGACGTTGGCCACGGCGCACCGCTCAATGCGGCCGATCACCATGCCGGCCTCGGCATCATCGAAGGCGGGGCCGTCCTTGTCCGTGCGGATCTTGGCGAATAACTCCGCGTTGATCTTGGGCAGGTCCACGTCTTCGCTCTGAGACTTCCCGCGCCCGAGAAAATGCCGCACAGTGCGCTGCGCACGAGCCCAGGCGCACCACTCCTCGTCCGAGGGAAACCGCACCTCGCAGCTCTTATCGCCGCCCGACAGGATCGGCACCACGAACGGCTTCGACGCATCGAAGCCCGCTTTCTTTTCGATTTCCATGTGAGTCTCCTACTGGCAGATGCCCTGTAGCGGCGTGGTGATGGTCATTGTCACCATGCCGTTGGTGGGGTCGTAGAGCTGCACGCCGGTGATCTGGAGCGTCACGATGCCATCGGTGTTTCCGAGTTCGGCGACGTTGAAGCCCATTTTCTGGATGAGCATCGTGAACGAGTTGTTGGCGTCGCGGGTCATGGTGAACGTGGCCGTCCCGGTGGTCAGGTTGATCAGGTTGGAGTACTCCGTCGATCCCGCCTGCACGCGCACTACAAACTGCACCGCGAAAGCCCGATCACCCCACTCGAAACGCCCCTGGATCTGGTAGCCATCCTGAGCTCCCGAGCCAGGGAAGAAGCCGGGCCGGAAGTTGTTTTCCCAGGAGGCTTCCATCGACACGAACTGCTTGGCGCTACCGCCGGAAAGGTAGTTGATGCCGTTGAACGTCAGAGTGCTGATCATGCCGGCATTGAATTCATGCGGCGTGGAGATGGCCGGCAGCGTGATGCCACTGGGCGAAGTGTACTGGCCGGTGGTGACGCACTCCACCGCGCACATCGCGCTGGCGCGGCCAGGCGAGTTCTTGATGGAGAGCTTCCAGCCCTTGACCGCGCAGCCCACCAGCATTTCATCCAGCACCGCCGAACCACCGGGCCGGATCTGCTGCACGAACGAGAAGTAGGGCAGCTCCAGGCCGGTCGGGTTCGTCGCTCCCAGGGCCGGAACGATGGTGTAAACGTACGGACCGCTGCCGCTCACGACGACGTTGCCCATGGAGAAGGACATCGCCCACGCGAGGAACTCCGACGAGGCGTACTTCGAGAGCTCGTAGGCCGGCATGTTGTAATGCGACTTGAAAAGCTGCGTCGGGAATTCGTGCCCTTTGCCGATTTCCGCCCGGTCATCCTCGTTCACGGGGACCTTCGCCCACGGTTTGGTATTGAGATTCGTGTGACGCCAGATGGTGGCGACCAGATTCGCCGTTCCGATGGCGGTCTGTTTGCCGAATCCCCAACCGTTCAGCAATTCACTGATGTTAGCCATGCTACTTTTCCTCCTCAGCCACAACTACTGGCTTCTGCGCCGCCGCCGGCGCGGGAACCTGATGCCAACCGGACGCCATGCGGGGCGTCAGCGCTTCGGCAGTCGCCTCGACTTCCTTCACTTCGCCATCCGGCGATCTCATAAAAACCGTTTCCATGTTCTCCTCATTCCCCGCCGGGATTGCCTTGCTCCACGAGCGTTGCTTGCACCTCGAAGTAATCGAGGGTCGCCCCGTCCGCGCTCACCACAACCGTGTTTCGCTGCGCGGAGGGCAGATCCATGTCCATCGGGTAGCAATCGGGATCGATCTGGAAATGCAGAAGCGACGCCCAAGATGGAGCACCCGTTGGTATTGCGCTCACCAGCAGCCAGAACAGATCGGCATACGTCGCGGTGGAATTCTGTTCCGGCGCCCGCAAGTAGATCGAGAAGCGATGCGCGAAGTGCAGTGATCCGCCAGTGAGACGCCGCGGCGTGGTGCCGTTCCAGGCAACCAGAATCGAGCCGGGCGGCATCTGTAGAATGGCCAGCCGAAGATTATTGTCGGTAGCCAGCCCTTCCATGAATGCGCGGATGTTGTCGCCGTCGCCGCCCAGCGCATCGACCAAGTCCGGGCAGGACTGGAGCGCAGTCACCCACTCGCCAAGTATTGTTTTCGGATTGATCACGGAACCGTCAACTCGCGCGCTGCAGCAGTGCCAGGTTGAGCATGCCGTAGGCATCCGGCTGCCGCACCGTCGTCACCACGTACTGCGCACCCCACGCGGTCACCCAATCGCCCTTTGCCGGCGGGTTTGCAAAGTTGGACGGATTGACAGAGATCTCTTCGAAGTTCGCCATCGCGCCGGACTCCTCGCGCACGCGCAGATGGCGCACCGCCGTCACCGTGAACGCGCTTCCCTGCGCTGCGCCCGCCTGCACCGGTTGGTACACAACCGGCTCGCCGAACGTCTGCGAAATGACGCCGTCCACGAACGCTTCAATGTTGGGCCAGTTCGGCATTTCACGTCCAGTAGGCGACGATCAGTCCTTCGCCCGCGTTGTTGGCATCGACGTAGTAATCGGACGGCAACAGCAGGTGGCGCGCGTCTTCCGCCCAGATCTCGTAAGCATCCGCGACGCCGCCACCAGCGCCAGTGGGCCAGAACTCTTTGACCACGCCCGCGCCGTTCGCCTTGTTCATGCCGGAGACGCCGAGGAACACGCGGCCCGTATCGCCGATGGCCGCCGCGAAGCGCATCCGTTCGACACGCAGGTTCGTGTCAGTGCTAACCGGAACTGGCGTGCCGGGCGTCGGGACGGAGATTTTGCCGAACGATTTTGCTTTCATCGGAATCAGAGCCAAGCCAGGATCTTGTATTTCGCGCTGGTGGTTACGGTCACCTTCACGTTGGTGGCGTCGTGCGTACCCTCGGTCACCGTGAAGACGTTGGCACTCCCGCTGTTGTCGGCGCAGGAGACCAACACGCCCGCAGGCGCCGACCCCAGGCCGTGCGCGATGCTCTGCTGCGCACCGTTGCCCGTCTGCACCGCCGACAGGAACTGCTTCTGCTTCGATGGGTAGCTGCCTTTGAAGTTGGGCTGCGGACCCGCGCTCTGAAACTCCGGAGCGTTAATGGGCGTTTTTTCCACTTTGATTGCCATGCCTCTTCTCCTTTCCGGGTTTAGCCGGTTCTTGTTTGGGAAGCTTGGAGAACGCCCGCTCCGCTTCTGCCTGCGTCCCGATCCGGCGTTGCTCGTAAAGCTGCCGCGCGCGCGTCAACTGGACCTTGTTTGTGGCATCGGGAGCGGGATACTCATCGCCGATGTCTGACGGCGTAAAGCCCTGCAACGGGCGTAGGACGTACAGCGGCGGAACCAGGCTTCTGGTCAGCCGCGCCCATGATTCACGACGAAGCATCATGGCTACACCGCCGAGATCACGTTGTTGAAGTAGAACCCGAGATCCGCAGAGACCAGGCGCATATCGAACGCCGAGTCGATCTCCACGCGATCCGAAGCCAGGTGCTCCATGCGGAACGTCTTGATGCGGACGCCGGCGCCGCCGGTGGTTCCGATCAGGCCCGTCCAGTTGAACACGTACCCGGCGCTGGGAGTCATCAAGCCCGCGTTCTTCGGGCGGTAGAACAGCGCCGCGCTCAGGCCGCCGATGAACGAGTTGGATTCAGCCGCGCCTTCCGCCGCCGTGTTGTAGACGGCGTCGATGACCAGGACCTCTTCGAGTTCGAGAATCTCGGCCATGATCTGACGGGTGGCCACTGCCGGGTTCGGCGCGGTCTGGCCGTACTTGGTGCGGTCGATGAAGTCGGGGTGATCGACGAGCTTGTCGAACACCGGGCGGCTCACCACGAAGATGTTGGGCGCGAAGCCGCCGCTCGACAGCCGCATCTGGGTCTTCGCGTGGCGAATGTCCGTGATGGGGTTGCCGTTCGGATAGTTCCCGGAGTCCCAGTAGACGACGTGCGTGGAGTCCGCGGTCGCCTGGCCACTGGCCTGATTGGTCCAGATCCCGGTGCCGAAGAACTTCGAGACCCACTGGTTCTCACGCCGGATCAGCGCCTTCTGGGTGAGGAAGATGGTGGCGTCGCGGTCGGGGGCGAGCGGCGAGTCGCTGTTGGAGCGGATCTGGTCATCCACGTCCTTGTGCAGCGACCAGACGTCGCAGTTGTACGTGCCGGTGGAATTCAGGTTGTAACCCGTGCCGGCGGACTCGGCGGAAAGCGCGCGCTTCTGCATCTCGTCGCGGTTGAAATCCGCTCGCGCGTAGGTGTAGTACAGGTCGCTTTTGTTTTCGACCGGGACCGCCGGAAAGGCCTTGTCCGCGACGAATTCAACTCCGGCGGCCTCCTGAAGGTAGGCCACGGAGATGTTCGTCAGCGGTCGGTTGACGTGAACGTCTTGTAGTGTTGGCTGAGGCATTTGTGATTTCTCCTTGTTTGTGAACGGCTACATCTTGTACGGGCCCAGAAGCAGCGCGGGAATGATGACGCCAGCGCCCCCCGATGCCGCCAGTGCGCGCGCCCGCACGAAATTGCCACTGGTCGCCGTGATGGCCTGACCGCTGGCGTTGGCCATGAGCGGGTCGCCGTTGTTGACGGCAGCGCCGGTCACCAGCTTGGTGATGCCGAGGATGGCGACCTCGCCCTCGACTCCCTGCGCGTTGGGCTTGTCCTGGACCACGCCATCGGCGACTGCGCCAGCGCCCGTGAAGTTGATCTGCCCGGACGCGTTGACGGTCACGAGGTAGAACTGCGGATTCACAGTTCCACCGCTGGTGAGGTCTGCCGCCGCCGGAAGCCCTACTGTGCGTAATGTCTGTTCGAATGCCATGTCTGTTGGTCTCCTTTCGCCCTACCGGGCAAGGCGAACGCCAGCCCGCTCGAGCGTGGCGATCAAGCCCTTCGCGTTGTGCTGCGCCACGAACGCGCCGTAAACCTCGGGATGCTCTTCGAGCATTAGGGCGTAGGCGCGCTCCTTGGTCAGCTTGGTGGTACCGCTTTCGGCGTAAAGATTCGGAGTCTCTTTGCCGCGATTCTGGCGGGCGTAGCTGGTGGCTTGGGCTTCGATTTCCTGAAGCGAACCAACCGCGCCCTGGTTCGGGTTGACGTGGGAAGTAATCATGCTCCTCTCGCTTTCCATCACGCGGGCGGCTGTCAGCTCTTCGCTGATTTCCGCCACGCTGAAGTATTGGCCCGTGGACTTCTTCTTGGTGAGGAACTCCGCGGCCTTGTCGGGACAACCGGCCATCTTGCACAGCGCGCCGATGGCTTCGATGTCGCCTTCCGGACGCATCCTGAGCGGCACGCCGGCCAAGGCAGCGACGCCGGCGAGCGGAGCCATGCCCTCCGGTTTCTTGGCGTCGCTCTTTGCGCCCTCGCCGCAGGCATGGCAGTACTCCGCGCCTTTGCGCAGCTCGGCACCGCAGGCGTGGCAGAACCTACCGGACGCCTCGCCTTCGGCCTTCGTGCCGCAGGCATGGCAGAACGTTGCGTCTGCGTGCAGCTTGGTTCCGCACGCGTGGCAGTACTTCGGTTCGGTGTTGGTCTTCTCGTCGCCGCCACCGTCGCCCGGCTTCTTACCCTCGGCGGCGATTGTGAGCGTTTCGTTGGGCATACTTGCTGTAACCTCCTTGGTTGTGGATCTTGCGGCAATCGCCGCCGTGGAACTCTGGACAGGCTCGCCGAGCAGTTGACGAAGCGCGTTCATGGCATCGCGCAGCGTTCCGACTTCGTCGGCCAGGAGCGGAACGGCATTCTCCGACCAGTACACGCCAGCCTGTGTCGCGATGATCTTTTCTGCGTCGGCCTTCCGGTTCCGCGCGACCGTTGCTACGAACTGGTCGTACTGCCGGTCAATCTCGGACTGGATGTCCTTCTCGGCCCGCTCCGACAGCGGTTCATGCGGATTCCCATCGACCTTCCTGTCGCCTTTGAAGATGTAGGTGTACTTGAACCCCTGCTCGTCGTTGAACTTCGAATCCTCGGTATGCAGCACCACCACGCCGACGGACCCGACCGCTCCCATGCGGGTGACGAAGATCTTGTCGGCAGCGCTGGTCAGCGCGTAGGCCGCTGAGAATGCGAAGTCGTCGGCGACCGCGAAGATCGGCTTCGCGCCGCGAATCGAGTAGATGTAGTCGGACAGTTCCAGGCATCCCGTGGTCTCGCCGCCAGGCGAATCGACCTGCAAGAGGATCGCCCGCACTCCGGCGTCGTTCACCGCATCCTGAAGGTAGCCCCCGATCTGCGCATAGGAGCTGCAACCACTCAGCGCCGAAACCCAGGATTCCGCTTTCGTCAGCACGCCCTGAATCGGAATGATCGCCACGCCGTCGATCACCTGGTAGCCGCTGTCGTCGGCCTGCTCCATGTACGCCGCGGCGAACGGTTCCGCGGGCTTCACGCCGGCCACCGGCATGATCCCCAGCCGTGCCCCCAGCGCCTGGACTATCACGTCCAGCTTGGGCGGGTGAATCATGAGCGGCGTGTTCACAAACCGCGATGCAACACGAGTCAGATTCGTCATGGCTTCACGTCCACCTCGCCTTTGCTCGCGTCCTGTTGGATCTCGGCCTCCGTCAATCCGGCGTTGCGGCCTGTCAGGACCTTCCGGCCATCGCTGTCGTAGGACAGCCCAAGCTTGTCGGCACGCTCGTTATCCGCTGCCTGCTCCGCATCTACGGCACCGGCGTCGCGCCCTTGCGCCGCCACCTCGGTGGAACGGGTGGATAGACCGCTGCGGATGGCGTCGTTGGAAGCCTTGATGTCCTTCTCCGGGTCAACCCACGGCCAACCGGGCGTTACCCACTGTACTTCCTCAAATGGCTCGGGATCTTTGCTGTACGCGTTCAGCAGATCTATGCCGAACACCATCGCCAGCATCGCCTCGCGCAGCCAGCGCTTATAAACCGGATGGCAGACCTGGAAGATGAAAACCGAATGTTGATACTGTTCGCACTTGCGGCGGAACTCCAGCAGGCCGGCGCGGATCGAAGAATAGTTGATCCCAGACAGGTCACCGCTGATCTGATACTCGGCAAGCCCGGCGCCACTCGAAAAGGCTTGCAGGCACGTCCGGATGAACGATTTGAAATCGCCGCTATCCTTCGCTTCGGCAAACTGCACCTCTTCGCCGAAGTTCAGAACCTGGAACGTGCCGGGTTCGAGCTTGCTGATCTGCGTCCCCGGATCTGTCTGGGTCGGCCCGTTCTGGTATTGATCCGGAGGAATGATCGGATTGTCCGGGCTGGCCTGCGTGATGAACCCGGTGATCATCGCCGCGAGTTTCTTGCGGACGATCTCGGCGTCCGTGTATTGCTCCAGTTCGTAGAGCTTCGCGATCACCGATGTCAGCCACGGCTGCCCCCGGAACTGGCCCGCGCGAATCGGCTTGTAGACGTGCAGAACCTCGGTAGCTGGCACGCGCTCCACCGACAGCGCCTCCATCGGGAAGAACATCGTTTCGCCCGGATGCGACTTCCAGAAGTGGTACGCCGCACGCCGTCCGTCGGCCTGAAACTCGATGCCACACCGGACGGAATTCTTGGGTGGCATTTGCTCGATAGCCGTGCGCCACAGCGGTAACTGCTCGGCCTCGATCAGTTGAAGTTGCAGCGGGACCGTGAGTCCCTCCTTCGGGGAACGCGGGCGGAACCGGACGAAGCACTCGCCGGCCTCCATGACCTCGCGAGCAATCACCATCTGCTGGCCGTAGAAATCCGTCTGGCCAGATGCAGGATTCCGCGGGTCGTACTCGACGTCGCACTCGCGTATCCATCGATTCCACTTCCTGGTGATCAGGTCGCGAATCTTATCGTCCGGATGGTGCGGCACCAAGCGAATCCCACGCCCGATGGCATTGGCCACGTAGGAATCCACGGCCGCCGCCGCCCACGCGCTGTTTCGAACCGCGTCCCGGTTGCGCGCCTGCAACTCCAGGCCATGCGAAAACAGGAGCGTGTTGAGGCCGAGGGACGGCGGGTTCCATCCCATTCCCCGACGCCCGCGACCGGCGGCATCGAACGGAAACGTCCCCATGGCGCGGGTGCGTGGGACCCGTGGGATCGGCATCGGCTCGTGCCCGGCTTGGCGCGCGAGCGTCATCAACGTTTCAATTGGCACGGCGATTTAGTGGCCCCAACCGTTGGTCGTGTAGATGCGCACCTGCCGCACTTGCTGCGGACCGCTCTGCTGGGCGACGTCGTTCAGAATCAGATTCCGAAGCTTCAAATAGTCGTCCACGGAATCGAACTCGAATTCGCGATCCTGAAAGCGGACTCGCCTCGCGCCCTGCTTCCGCGCGGCGTCGAGGGCGTCGAGATCGGACTGAGTGAATGCCATTAGAGATCCATCCTGAAACGCACGCGGTTGCGCGCTGTCTGTCTGCCATCCGTGCGCTGCTGTTGCGGCGGTTGTTTCACGTCCTGCACTGGAGGCGCGCCCACCCGGCGTTCGAGGTCGGTCCAGTGCTTCTCCTGGAAACGGTCGATGCCGACCCGTCCAGCCGCCGCGCGCGCATACACGCGACAGTCGAGCGCCTCATTGCGCTCGCGCATCTTCTGCCACTCGTGCCGACGATAGCCTTTGACGATCTTCGTCACCAACTGTTCGGCGGTGATCTGCTTGAAGTACTCTTCGCTGTAGCGCGGGAAGTGGCAATATCCCGACGGGAAAGGAATCCCCTTCGCCACATCCTCATCGGTGGGGCGATCCTGTCGCAGCCACCGGTACAATTCTTCCTTGGCCATGCCGGAATTGACCGGCCACACCCGGACGCCGCGCTTCAGCTTCGCGCCCATCGGCCCGACTTCTACCGGAGACGCCGAACCAATGAGCGATGGAGTCCGCGAATCGCCTTTGATCACCAGCACGCGCCCGCCCTGCCGCCGCGCCCACTGGTACACCTCGATAGTGGCGAAACCGGAATCCACTGCGAGTTGCATGATGGGCAACTCCAGACCAGATTCAGTTGTGAAGGATTCGTTCAGCAAGCCGGTAAGTTTCTCCCACACTGCCGCGCGAGAGGTGTCGCCTTCGAACACCCGATAATCGACGGACCACGATTCCTTTCCACGGCCCCAGGCGGCAATCTCGACCTCGATGCGGTCCTTCTGGACGTCCGCGCCCGCCGTGAGGAACAGACCGCCGCGTGGGACCAGTCCGACCTTATAGTCCTCACGCCGGTCGTAGAGCTTCTGCCACTCCGGGGCTTCGCCGAGGAGAGTCCAAGTCTCGCCCAGCACTGTGTTGACGAATACCTGAAGCAACGCCGGGTTCTTCTGCGCTTGCTCGAACTGCTTGGCGGCGTCGCCCCACGAGAACCAACCGACCGGACTGTACAGGCTGGAGATGTGGAAGCCCGCCGTCCTACCATCGCCTTTCGCGCCGGCGCGCCACTCGCCGCGCGCCAGCATCGACTGCTTCTGGTGGTTACGAATCTCCTGGCCGCAGTGCTCGCAGATGTGAACCGCGCTCTGCGGATCGCCCTTTGGCCACCGCAGTTGCGCGAACTTCAGGATCTGGAACTCGCGGCACGTGGGACACGGCACCCAGTACTTCCGCTGATCGCTCTCCTCATACGCCGACTCGATCCGGCTCATGCCGGTGATCTTCGGTGTCGATACCAGAAACACTTTGCGGCGCGCGAACGTCCGTGTGCGCGCCATCGCCAGCGTGATCGGGTCGCCCTCGCCCTCCACATCACCTGGGTAAGCGTCCACCTCGTCCAGGAACAGGTATCGCGCCGCCATCGACCGCAGGCCGACCGCGCTGTTCGCGCCGGTCATCACCAGCACGCCGCCCGGAAAGTCCTTCGACAGAACCGTGTTGCCGGAATCGCGCGACCTCGGATCGCGGACGAGTTTCCGCAGGACTTCCGACTCTTCGATCAGCGGATCGATGCGCTGCTTCGAGTTGCGCTTGGCCATCTCGACGGTCGGTTGCACCGACATCATCGGGCCGGGGGCCTGGTGGATGATGTATCCCATCCAGTTGTTGCCGCACTCCGTGCCGCCGATCTGCGCGCCCTTCATGAACACCGTTCGCTCGATGGGCGACATGGGCGAAAGGCAGTCCATGATCTCGCGCAAGTAGGGCGTCCGCTCCGTGCGCCAGCGCCCGTGCTCTGCGGACGCGCGTTGCGAGAGCCAGCGGTAGCGGTCGGCCCACTGCGAAATGGTGAGCAGCGGGTCCGGCCGCGCGCCAGCCGCGGCAGCGGCACCGTAGATCTCTTCAGCCGTTAGATTCGTCGGCAAAATCATTCAAGGCCTTCCGGATCTCATTCGTGAGGAGCGCATGCACGGTGGCCTCCACGGTTTCGGCGGCAAGCATCGCCGCCAAGCGGTCGGGGAGGTTGATCATCGCGTCGCGGAACTGCCGGAACTTATTGAAGGCGGCGACCTGGACTTCTTCTCCCGAGACGAGCTTCGCGATCCGTTCCTCGTAATCGATCTTGGCGAGGCGCGCCTGGTAGTGTTCCCGCACCGCCCGCGCCTTCGTATACTGCGACGCGCCAAAGACCTCCGCGTCGTCTTCTGGTTGCTGGCCGCGCCGGTCCACGGGTGGCGCTTGGGTTTGGGTGTTGCGCGCCCACTCGGCGTCGGCAATCTCGGAATCGATCTGGCCGTTGGGCAAGGTGTGGATGCGACCAGACGCGATTGCCTTCTGGACGGTGCTCGCCGAGACTCCGCGCTGTCGGGAGTACGCCCGCTGGCTCATTACTGGCATGTGTTTATTCCCGAAATAAGCCCTTGCCTTCCGGGGCCACCGGAGTGATGAATCGTCATGCGCGGATCAACCGCCAAAAGGATAAACACCACCATGAAAAACGCAGAAGCTACCAACACCACCGAAACCGCCGCCGTTGCGGAACAGGGCGCGCAGGTCGCGCCGGAGAAGGCCGCCTCGAAGAAGGCTGCCAGCCAGAAGAAGGGCGCGCCCAAGGCCAGCAAGGGCGCGAAGAAAGCCGCCAAGCAAGCCAAGGCCGCGCCGAAGAAGCAGGCCAAGGAGAAGGTCGCCAGCAAGAAGGCCGCCAAAGTGAAGGAGGCCAAAGTGCCGCGCGAGTTCTCGAAAAAGAACATCATCCTGGACCTCCTGCGCCGCCCCAAGGGCGCGACGATGGCCGAGATCGCCAAGGCCACCGACTGGCAGAACCACTCGATCCGGGGCTTCATCAGCGGAAACCTCACCAAGAAAATGGGCCTCACAGTCGAGTCCACCAAGAACGAAGCCGGCGAGCGGACATACCGCGTTGCCAAGTAGGCACGCTTGCCTCCCAATCAGCCGCCTGGAAACGGGCGGCTTTTTTTACGGCACGACGCCTCCTGAAGTAGGACCCTCCCCGCAGTTCCACAGAGCTTGCCAATCGCCGCCTCGCCGCAGGCGGCGTTGCTCGTCTTTGATGATCCGCAACTCCGCCGACCAGTCCGAGAGGGCGAGGCACAGCCCTTGAAGGTCGGGATTCCCGGCGCGGATCTCCGCTTCGATTGCCGCAATCTCCTTGTGGCACCGTTCGATTCAAACCGCATTCTTTAATCGCTCCGGCGCAATATCATCGAAAGTCCCGCCGCCATCGAGAACCGCCTTGCCGCCCGTGTAATCCTGCCACCGGCGCACGATCACGTCACAATACTTCGGGTCCAGTTCGACGACGCGCGCCTGGCGGTTGGCACGCTCGCACGCGATAAGCGTCGTCCCCGACCCGCCGAACGGATCGAGGATCGTGTCGCGGGTCTTGCTGCTGTTGCGGAGCGCACGCTCGACGAGTTCTACCGGCTTCATCGTGGGGTGCTCCAGGTTCGCCATGGGCCGCTTGATGAACCACACGTCGCCCTGGTTCCGGTCGCCGCACCAGAAGTGCTGCGTCCCGTCGCGCCAGCCATACAGGATCGGCTCGTACATCCGCTGGTAGTCCGACCGGCCCAAAGTGAAATGGTGCTTGGCCCAGATCACGAAGGTGGACCAGTGGCCTCCGGCATCGGTGAACGCCCGGAAGAGCGTATGCAACTCCGACGAACTCATGCACATGTAGATGGCGCCCTTCGTCATCGCGAGCATGTTGGCCGAGGCGTCCCGCAGGAACTCATAGAACTTGCCGCCGAGAGCATCGTTGTCGATGGTGAGCTTTTTCGCCGTCTTGCCTTCATACGCGACGTTGTACGGCGGATCGGTGAACGTCATATCGGCCAGCCCGCCAGCCAGAACCTTTTCGATGTCGGCCATCTGCGTGGCGTCGCCACAGAGCAACCGGTGCTGGTCGAGAACCCATACGTCGCCGCGCACCGTGACGATGGCCTCCTGCTCAGCCGGAACCGCGTCCGGATCGGTCAACCCGTCCTGCGTAGTCTCCGGTTCGCGGAGCAACTCCTCGACTTCCTCGTCCGTAAAACCGACCAGATCGAGATTGAACGCGTCCTCCTTCAGCGATTCGAGTTCGACGCGAAGCATTTCCTCGTCCCATCCCGCGCTCATGGCCAGGCGGTTGTCCGCGAGAATGAGCGCGCGCCTCTGCGTTTCCGAGAGGTGATCCAGCACGATGACCGGCACCTCGTCCATGCGCAGGCGTCGTGCAGCCGCCAGGCGCGCGTGCCCGGCGATCACCACGCAGTCGGCACCGACAAGGATCGGGTTCGTCCACCCGAACTCGATGATGCTGGCGGCGACCTGCGCCACCTGTTCGTCGGTGTGCGTCCGGGCGTTCCGGGCGTACGGGATCAGCTTGTCGATAGGCCAAATCTGTACGGCGAGGTCGCGGAAGCGTGGAGATGCCGCGCCAATGCCGGCGACCTCCCGATTCGTAGTGCGCGATTTCGCCGTCATGCCTGGGTTTTCCTCTTCGGTCCGTAGTGCGGATTGGGTCCGTGGTGCTGGATGCGCAGCGCGTCGTTCTGCTTCGGATTCATCGCCTGGTCTGCCGGGACGCCGCGAGACTCCGCAACAGCGGCGAACGTCTCGCCAGTGGCCGCGAGGACCGGGTTCTCGCCGGTCAGGTTCATGATCCGACGGACGATCACATCGCAATAGGCCGGGCTGATCTCGCAGCCGTAACCGGTCCTGTCGAGCAACGCCGCCGCGGCCATCGTCGTTCCGCTGCCCATGAACGGATCGAAGACCACGTCGCCCGCGTCGGAGTACGCCAGCAAGAAAAACTCCACCAGCGCGCGCGGGAACGGAGCGGAGTGCGAGCCTTGCGAGGACTCCGATTTCACTTCCACCACGTTGCTCGGGCGCGCCAGTCCGGTGTGCCGGCCATCCGAATCGTCGGACAGACTGTTCCTGCTGCGCTGCCACGCACTCTGATTCTTCCCCCCGTCCGCGGCCGCGCCCCGCGCGCCGGTCCCCAGGAGGCCGCTCCCGGAGTTTGATTTCGGATTGTTCGGGGAGTAGTCGAAGCAGTCCTCCGACTCGTGGCTCACGGCCTGCGGCCGAAACTTAATCTGCTGCTGGCGGCAGAAGTGAAACACCGGTTCCCAGGCGTTCTTGAATCGATTTCCCCAGCCGCCCGGCACGCCGTTATCAGTCTTGCGCCAGCAGAACGTGTCTACGAATCGCCAGCCCCACTGCCGCCGGTGCGCGATGACGAGGTCCATCACGTAAAGGTCGCGTTCCCCGTCGTCGGCGTGCTCTTTGATGTTGAGGAAGTAGGAGCCATCGGGCGCCAGAATCGACTCGACTCCGGCCGCGACCGCGCCGAACCACGCGACGTACTCATCCGGACGAACCGGTTTGAAGCCGCTGGTGGCGTCGTACTCGCGCTGCGTCGCGTAGGGCGGCGAGGTCACGACCACGTTGGCCAGCGCATCGCCGAACAGAACGCAAATCGTTCCACCGTCGCGGCAGTCGCCGCAGATCAATCGGTGGGCTCCGATCAACCACACGTCGCCGGGCTGGGTTACCGGCTGGGCGGGCGGTTCGGGGACCTCGTCGGTCACATCCTCCGGCGGCGCGTCGCCGTCTTCGAGCAGCGCCTCCAGTTCCTCGTCACTGAAGCCAATGAGCGCGAGGTCCACGCCGTCTGTTTCGAGTTCGCGCAGTTCGCTGGCGAGCATTTTCTCGTCCCATCCGGCATTCATCGCGAGCTTGTTGTCCGCGAGGATGTATGCCCGCCGCTGCGTCTCGCTGAGATGGTCCAGAACTACCACCGGCACCTCCGCGAGGCCCAACTTGCGGGCAGCCAGCAGACGACCGTGGCCGGCAATAATTCCATCCATCGAGTCAACGAGGATCGGGTTGGTGAAGCCGAACTCCAAGATGGACGCCGCGATCTGCGCTATCTGTTCGGCAGAGTGCGTGCGCGCGTTCCTGGCGTACGGCACCAGCCGGTCGGTCGGCCAGATTTCGATGCGCCGTGCCATCGCGGGCGTTATGGTCGCCGGAGGTGTCGCCATTGGTTTACGAACAACTACAGAAGAGGCGTGTCAATGGCCAGGCAGTCCAACGTTGGACATTCGCCTTGGCTCGCGCCGGAATCGGCCACCCTTTCGCGCCCCGGTGCCCCGTGTCGCGCCGTTTGGCTCGGGGTTGGCTGGTTGGTCCACCCGCCGCCTAGGGCGCGCCCTGGCCGCCACTGACCGCTGACCACCTGACCGCCCCTTTTTGCGGCTGTCGCTAGCGGAATTGCGCTACTCTTCAACGCGCCGCCGCCGCGCGCCCGGAAGTACCTATGGCTTTAACGGGCGGCTTGGGGTTCCGAACAACCGCCCCGCGAGCACGAGCGATGTACCGCCCACCGACCTGGCGTCTGGCTTTCATCCGACGCGGCACTCCGCTACAACCTGCAGGAAGACGCCGCGGGTGATTACGGGCACGCCGTCGTCGTCGCGCTGGTCTAATCGCCGAAGGCTCCAGCAGCGGCCAGTCTCGATGTTCTGCAGGAAGCTGTACCGGGTGCCGCTCCGCGCGTTTGTCTCAACGGGGTTGCCGCCGTCTTCCTGGAGCAGCCAGATCGCCTTCAGGTGACCCTTCCGGCCGTAGGCAGGTTTCACATAGCCACTTTCGATAAGTCGCTTTGCGGCTTCGAGCGAGCGAAAGCCCAGAGAGGTACCGTCAGCCGCGTAGATCGGGATCTGTTCGCGCTTGGGAGACACTTTGGTTGTTTGGATCGAAGGGAAGGAGTTTATTGAGAGTCCCGTCTCTCGGGCCAGACCGCAGCTTACATCCATTGAATATCAGGCCCGGAATTCAGTCGTCAACAGTAAAGTTGGACGGCCACGGAGAAGTCGCGGGCGTTGGGCGCGGTGGGCATCGTCCTTATATAGAAACGAAATGTTGTCGTCTCAGGAAGACGACGACACGCGCGAAAAACGGTGCCCAAGGTGCCCATACTCGCCACCGCATTGAATCGGTTGGCTTGATCGTGGGCAGGCACCGAAATCCACACGATGCCCATGGCTGCCCGTGCTCAAAATGGGTTTTGGACTCCAGTTGGACTCCGGTGGCTACGTTCTGGCGGGCGGGGAAACGGTAAGTGTATGAAACGTTTTGGTGGACCTGGTGAGATTCGAACTCACGACCTCTTCCATGCCATGGAAGCGCGCTCCCAACTGCGCCACAGGCCCACAGGAGTGCCAATACAGACTATATCACAGGAAGAGGAACGTTCCGAATCCGGAAACCGGGTGGGTGCGGGAAGCGCTCTGCCGGTCGAGGTTCCGAACCTGCTTTTGTTGTAGAATCGGGCGATGATGACTGAGGCGCAACTGCGCGAGAGGCTCCGGAAGATCTCGGCGCTGTTCGAGGGCGCGACTACGGCGGGCGAGCGCAGCGCAGCGGCGGCGGCGCTGGAACGGATCCGGGCTGCGCTGGGCTCGAAGACGCCGCAAGAGGAGCCGCGGGAATTTCAGTTCACGCTGCCGGATCGGTGGCAAAGGCGGCTATTTTCGGCTTTGTGCCGCCGCTATGGCGTGGAACCTTACCGCTACAAGCGGCAACGCTATACCACGGTGATGGTGCGCGTGCCGCGGTCGTTTGTCGACCAGACGCTCTGGCCGGAATATCGGGAGCTGCGTACGGCACTCGATGAATACCTCAATCAGGCCACCGAGCGCATCATTCGCGAAGAGGTTTATGGCGACGCGGGCGAAGCCGCGGAACGCGCAGGCTAA